CAATGGACAAACGGTCTAACGCTGGCAGAACTACAGGCAGGTAAAACAGCATGAACCGTATCTCCATCCTCGCCGCTCTCGCGGTCTGCGCGGCGGCCCCGGCTCCGGCCCACGCCAGCAGCTACCAAATCTGCCATCAGGACTTCGCGCTCTGCGCCGCCTCACCGGCTACGCTGACGGGCAAGATGATCACCGTGAACGTCGAGGGCGGCGGCACGGCTAGGTATGCTGAAGCGGTTGCGGTCTGTCCTGTCCTGCGTGGCCCAGCCATTGCCGATGTGGCCGGTGGCAACATGACGGGCTCCTGCGATCAACCCGGCCCTAACCAAGTCTGGAGCCTCTACCAGTACCGGGATAAATTCCCGCAGGCCCCTAACTGGTCACGCAATGACAAGGCCGTCATCCGCACGTTTGTCACCAGCCCCGGCAACGGCCTGAGCAACATGTTCAGTTTCGCCTGCACCCTAGAGCCGAAGCGTGTAAACGGTGTCCGCCTCGCCAAGTGCTATGGCCCTGTGCATGAGAACGTCGCCGGAGGCCCAGTGCCCGCCGGTACGAAGGTTGTAACCCAAGCCCCTGTCGGCGTAACCTATCCGGTGGGTGGTCCTATTCCTCAATAAGGAGACGACTATGTTTGGTATCCTACGCGGTAAGAAGACCTACGTCGTGGCGGCCATGTCGGTCCTCGGCGCAGGCGCAAGTTATGCCACGGGCGACGCTACTGCCATGCAGGCAGCGCAACTGGCTGTCACGGCGCTTCTGGGTGCGACCCTGCGCAGCGGCATGCGGTAACGGGTGGCGCTAGATTCTCAGCTAACACCACCGATCGTCGTCTGCACGGTCAATGGAAACTGCGTCCCCGTTTTAACTGCCAGCGTCAAGGCACACGCACCTGACCATTGGCTGCTCGTTTCTGAAGGGCCTCTCCGCACATTCGGGGAGGCCTACAACGATGCGATGGACGAGGCTTTCAAGGATCACGATGAGATCCTGATTGCCAATGACGACATCGTTCTAACCCCCTATACGATGGCCAGGCTCATGGCTGATGTCGCGGCGCTGAAGACTCAGCACGGCGATATGCTCGGGTTCGTGGCCACAATGTCGGACAACGTCCGCGTTGATCAGAACATAGCCCACGTTCAATCTAACGAGGTGCGTCAGGTTCGCGCCGTCTCTCCGCTGCTGGCTTGGATCTCGAAGAAGGCCTTCCAGGCTGCTCGGTTTCCACCGTTGAACTGGTACTCGGACGATGTGATCTGCGAGGCGCTCAACGCTCTTGGGTTCAAGCACTTCGTCTCGCCGGCCTACGTCCACCATGCTGGCTCTCAGACGATCGGCCACGATGCCACGGCGCTTACCAACGATGCGTTTCCCTGGCTGCAGCAAAACAAGCCAGAACTCGTTAAGGAGTGGCTACCCCATATGGTTCGCGAGAAGCCCAAGATCTGCGTCTATGCCATCGCTAAGGATGAAGAGAAGCACGTCGAGAGATTCTGGAACTCGGCGTCAGAGGCGGACCTAGTTCTCATTGCCGACACTGGCAGCACCGACCGCACGGTGGAGATCGCAAGCAAGCTGTTTGGAACGCAGGTTCACCAGATCCATATCTCTCCCTGGCGCTTTGATGCGGCGCGCAATGCGGCCCTGTCCCTGATTCCGGCCGACATTGATATCTGCGTGTCGCTGGATATGGACGAGATTCTTGAGCCAGGTTGGCGAGAAGAGGTCGAGCGCCTCTGGACCCACGGCATCACCCGTCTGCGGTACGGCTTCGATTGCGGATCCGGCTACATCATTGTCCATGAAAAGATTCACGCGCGTCATGGGTACGTCTGGAAACACCTGTGCCACGAGTACCCCTGCGCTGATCGGATTGAAGAGCGGTTCGCCGGCACAGACAAAGTGCTAGCCACCCACCTTCCGGACGTTACGAAGAGCCGTGGGCAGTATCTGGATATGCTGTTCGCGGCGGCCGCTGAGGATCCGCAGAGCCACCGCTACAGCTTCTACTACGCCAGAGAACTCTATTTCACGCAGCGATGGGATCACTCCCTAGCTGAGTTCAATCGTTTCCTCAGCCTTCCGGGGGCAACCTGGAACAAGGAGCGCTGCTACGCCATGCGGACTATGGCGCGATGCTGCGCGGCCCTCGGCCAGAAGAGCGACGCTGTCGCTTGGGCAAGGAAGGCTGTGATTGAGGATCCGCACACCAGAGAGGCTTGGTGTGAATTGGCGCAGCAGGCCCACAACGATGGCCGCTGGGAGGAGTGCTTCGGTGCTGCCATGTCGGCCCTTCGCATTGATACACGCGACACGACGTTTACGAACGATGTGGCTGTCTGGGGTGCGTGGCCTCACGACCTGGCTTCAGTGGCTGCATTCAATATGAAGATGTCAGGCGTGGCTCTTGAGCAGGCCAAGATTGCGGTTGAGAAGAACCCCGACGATACCCGGATGCGCCAGAACCTCCTCTTGCTGGAAGAAGCTGGAAGACAGGCGGTAGATTAACGTGGTATTTTATGTATGCCACCCCGGATCAAGGGTGGTTGCCGGGGCTTTACGATGATCGAAGAGCTTATCAGTCGTGTCTTCTTTACGCGAAACGTGGCGCACTTCGCCCATTGGCGTGCGACTGGTGCTGGCAGCTACGCAAAGCACAAGGCCCTTGGTAGGTTCTACGACAACGTGATCGACGCTCTTGATCCTGTGGTCGAGGCCTATCAGGGCGCTTTTGAACTCATCAAGAGCATCCCGGCCCCACAATCCAGTGGCTCTGGTGACATCCTGAAGATGCTCGAGGCCGACGCTGTTTGGATTGAGAAGAACCACGAGTCGATCTGCAGAGGTAATCGCGCGATCGCCAATCTCATCGACAACCTCAGTGGGGTGTACCTGTCGGCAATCTACAAGCTGCGTAATCTGAGGTAGCGGATAGAAGCCATGCCTACAGCAATGACCTACAACAGCCTGCTGAACGACATGCGTGCTTACCTTGAGCGCGGCGCAACGCTGGCTACCGATCCCACTGTCTATGAGCAGCTTCCGCAGCTGATCAATCTGGCTGAGCGCAGGCTCGCCCGCGAACTCAAGATCCAAGGGACCGTCACGGTCGTATCTGGAACTATGACCACAGCGGTTGTGGCCTACGCCAAGCCGAACCGTTGGCGTGAGACGGTGAGTATGCGGATCGGAACCGGAGCCGGGTACAACACGCTCAAGGAAATATACCCTCGAGCCTATGAGTATCTGCGACTCTATTGGCCGAATCAGACGGAAACCGAAGAGCCACGTTTTTACGCCGACTACGACTACAGCAACTGGCTCATCGCGCCCACGCCCGACGATAATTACCCATACGAGGTGATCTACTACGAACTGCCGGCGCTGCTGGACATCACCCTGCAGACCAATTGGTTCACCGAATACGCCCCGGACGCGCTGCTCTACGCCTCCCTCCTTGAGGCCGCTCCGTTCCTGAAGAACGACGATCAGATCAAAGTCTGGGAGGGCTTCCTCGGCCGCTCAATCGCTTCACTCAATGGTGAGGATATTCGCCAGATCGTTGACCGCTCCATCATCCGAAGAGAAGACTAACGATGCCCTCATTCACTAACACCTTTGGTGGCACGGTTATCTATCCGGCTTCGGTTAGCTATCGAGCCGTTGCACTTACGGCCAATGTCACGTTCGCTTGGCCCACCGAACTAGCCACTGACACCAACGTCGTCGCCGAGATCATGGATGTCACGCCTTCGGCTGCCAGCCTTACGATCACGATGCCGCCGGCCGATCAGGTCAGTGTTGGACAGACCCAGCTTTTCTTTAACGCCGGGTCTTATACGTTCACGATCGCCGATAACGGCGGCAACACCATCACGACGGTGGCGTCGGGCTTGTCGTACCAAGTCTACCTGATCGATAACACGACCGTTAATGGCACTTGGCGTGTCACGCAGTATGGCGCTGGAACGTCGTCCGCGACCGCTGGATCTCTTGCTGGGTACGGAATCAAGGCGATCAACACCACGCTGAATCAATCGATGGAAGCCGTCTCCATCAGCAGCAACTATGTCTTGAATGATCCTGATCGATCCACGGCGATCATCTGGACTGGCGGCGCTGGCACGTTGACGCTGACCTCATCGTCCACTCTGGGCAACGATTGGTTCGTGAACATCCGCAACAGCGGCAGCGGCGCCGTTAGCGTTGTGCCTGCGGTTGGAGGACAGCTGATCAACGGCGGTGGTTCCCTGTCTTTTAACCCAGGGGACAGCGCAACCATCCTGTGCGACGGCACTAACTTCTTCAGCATTGGCTTCGGTCAATCGGTGGCTTTCGCCTTCGACTATGTGTCAATCGACCTGACCAGCGAGACAAGCCCGTACACCCTTGCTGGGGCGAACCTGAACCGAATCTCGTACAGTTTCGGTGGCACCATCACTGGCGATATGGACATCATCGTCCCCGGCACCATCCAACAATACTGGGTGGGAAATGATACCGATCTAGCTTCTGCGCCCTACACCATCACAATCAAGACGGCGGCCGGGACTGGCGTCACGCTCGCTAATGCGTCCCGCGCCATTATGTTCTGCGATGGCACGAACGTCGTGGATGCCGACACGTCCACCATATCGATTCCGGTTGCCATTAACCAAGGGGGCACCGGGTCTACGACTGCATCAGGTGCTCGTGTTAATTTGGGCGGAACATCCGTGGGCATCGCAGTCTTTACGGCGGCGAGTGCGGCGGCGGCGCGAACGGCTATTGGTGGTGCCGCTGACGGTGCCAATAGCGACATCACTTCCTTGAGTGGTCTTACGACGCCGCTGTCCGCTGCCCAAGGGGGAACGGGCCTGACTTCATCTGGCACAGTCGGTAACGTACTTACGTCTACCGGCTCCGCGTGGGTGTCATCGGCTCCTGCCACTGGCGGCACCGTAACCAGCATTACGGCGGGCACCGGCCTGACGGGTGGTACGATCACCTCCACCGGCACGATTGCGCTTGACTACACGGCAGCCAGCCCGTGGACGGGCAAGCAGACGTTCACCGGCTCGACCAGCGTCTTGGCGGCAAAGCTCGTCAACGCCCTGGAGACAGCCACGATCAGTGCCACGGCTGCGACGGGCACCATCAATTACGACATCACAACGCAGAGCGTCCTCTACTACACGTCCGATGCCTCTGGGAACTGGACGACAAACCTGCGCGCCTCATCGGGCACGACACTCAACACGGCGATGGCGACGGGTGAAAGTATCACGGCGGCCTTCCTCGTTACACAAGGGGCTACCGCGTACTACAACAGTGCCGTGCAGGTGGACGGCACAACGGTCGGCGTCACGACGAAGTGGCAGAGTTCAGTGCCTTCTTCGGGCACCGTCTCCAGCATCAACGTCTACACCTACACCGTCATCAAAACCGGAGCTGCCACCTTTACCGTCCTCGCCTCTGTCACCCCATTCGTCTAATGCCCACAGACATCATCCAGATCAGGTCGCAGCCAGGCATCAAGCGGGACGGAACCCGCTTTGAAGGCGATGCCTATGTTGATGGTCAGTGGGTGCGCTGGCAGCGCGGATTACCGCGTAAGATCGGCGGCTATCGCCAGATCAATAATTTTGTCGGCGGCATCGTTCGCCAGATGAGTACGCAGGCTCAGAACAATTTTACCTATACCCATCTCGGGTACGGGGCTGGGCTGGAACAGTTGACGGTTGATACCCTGGGAAACACCAGCGCGCCGGTTGATAGAACGCCGGTTGGCTACACCGGGGGTGACGATTTCACTTGGCAGTTCGACGCTATCTACGACGGTGCCGGTGCCGCGTCTTCTCTGGTTGCGGTGGCTACCAACACCAGCATGGATATCTCCAACAATGTCGATCAGCAGGTCTACATTGGCGACTACTACGACACCACGGCGCTGACCGACATCACGGGAATCTTGGTATCTGGTGGCGTCTGCGCCCTACATCCGTACCTGTTCGTGTACGGCACGAACGGCTATGTGCAGTGGTCTGACGCAAACGACCCTACCAACTTCTCCACCGGAGATGCGGGTAATGCGTTTATCGATTCGTCCAAGGTGGTGAAGATACTGCCGCTGCGAGGTGGTGGTCAGTCTCCGGCGGGTTTGATCTGGACGCTAGATCGTCTGATCCGTGCGACCTACACAGGCGCCGCCGATGTGTTTTCCTTCGACACCATCACGGCCTCGTCCTCAATCCTCGCTGTAAATGGCATCATCGAGTACGACGGCATCTTCTTCTGGATCGGCATTGATCGCTTCCTGATGTACAGCGGCGTTGTCCAGGAAGTGGATAACAATATGAACATCAATTATTTCTTTGATGGCCTTAACACCGAGTATGCCAACAAGATCTTTGCCTACAAGGTTCCGCGCTACGGCGAGATCTGGTGGTGCTACCCGCGTGGAAACGCCACGGAATGCACCCACGCCATCATTTACAATGTGCGGGAAAAAACCTGGTACGACACGGAGCTTCCGAATGGTGGTCGGTCAGCCGGCGTCTATGCCCAAGTTTTCCACTCTCCGCTCCTGACTGGGGTGGAACCTTCTGGGTTTGGGGGTGCTTACAAACTGTGGCGTCATGAGAGCGGCGTCGATGAGATCGATGGCCAGAGCCTCAACGCGGTCCATAGCTACTTTGAAACCAGTGACATCACGGCGCTGCTCTCTCCGCAGCCTAGCGATACAGCGCTGCGCATTGAACTGATTGAGCCTGACTTCGTTCAATCTGGGGACATGCAGGTCAGAGTCACGGGTCGCATCAACGCTCGATCGCCCGAGGTTGCCGGCCCCGTCAAGACCTTCCCGGCTGTGGCCAACGAGTCCTACGAACAGGTGGTGTACTTCAAGGAGCAGAGGCGCGAGATGCGCTTCCGGTTCGACAGCAACACCGTGGGAGGCGACTATCAGATGGGTCAGGTTCTGGGCCACATCTCTCGCGGCGATGGAAGGTACCAGTCCTGATGATCGGCATTGATCCTCGAATCGTTAAGACCTTCGTTGAGTGGGCGGATTACATGTACCCGGACTTGTCCGAGTTCGGCGTGGTCGCTCGAGCGTTTAGCGAGGATGATTGGCAAAGCTGGGGTGCTGGCTTACTCTCCCTCAATGGGATCTCCCAGGCAGGGGCTCCTGATCCTTATCAGTTCAAGGATTGGAAAGATTGGGCCATTCGGTTTAACGGCGCTATGAATTCGGGGTCATAGGAAATGGAATACTCTCGTCCCCCTTATGCGATGGGCAACATGTTTCCGCCTATGCAGAGCCGTGTGCCTCAGTTTCAGGACAATAGCTTCGGCCTGAGCGGTCAGCCCAACTACCCATACCGTGGGCTGGGCAATTATCCATATGCCAGCACGACGGGCCAGAACCCTTACGCCCAAAGTCCATACACGCAATCGACTACTCCGATGGGCGTTGACGGTATTAATGGTTCGGTTATTCCCAGCCCAATGCCGTCGCCTGTTGACATTGGCGCGCAGCCTGCAACCCAGCAGGGTAGCCCCTACACCCTAGGTGTTCCGCCGGCCCAGCCGCTCACCGCCATCAGCAATGCGCCTCCAACGCAGATGCCCAATGTCTCCCAGTCAGGCCTGACCTCAGGGGGTCCGGAAGAACCTAGCGCAAGCTACGCCAAGGGCGGATTGGTGGACGCGGCACATAAGCTGCAGAATGCTGGTCGCTATGGAGACAGCGAACTGGTTCACGTCAACCCGGTCGAACGCGAAGCTATGCGCGATATGTTCGGGCCAGAGACGCGGAATCCGCAGACGGGTCTGCCTGAGCATTTCTTCCAGTTCATCCCGGCTTTGCTAACGGGTGCCAAGGCATTGCTGGCGACCAAGATCGGTTCTGCTGCGGCAACGGCTGGAGCTAGCGCCCTAGCTTCGAAAGTCTTTGGCCCCAAAGGTAGTAGTTCGTCTCAGGGTTCCGCAGCGCCCGCGACCCCAGGCATCCTCACGGCCAAGGATACCCTGAAATACAACAGTGCCCCTCGTGAGCAGACGGCCTACGACTTCGACCCCCGCACCTACGGGCAGAAGGGTGGCCAGCACAAATTCTTCAAGCCCTACGATCCTATGGCTTATGCGCTCAAGGCTCCCGAGAAGACGGTCGGTGCCGACCCGGCCTATGAATACAAGGACGGCGGCGAGGCTGAGGATTTCGACAAGGACGATCAGACGGATCACCTAGTTGCCTACGCTAAGGGCGGCGGCCATCAAGGCCCCGGCCATGTTCGAGGTATTGGTAGCGGCCAAGAGGACAAGATCCCTGCTTGGCTCTCTGACGGCGAGTACGTCTGGAGTGCCCAGGATGTTGCCGACCTGGGCGATGGATCCACCAACGAAGGTGTCCGTCGTCTGGATAAGATGCGCAAAATGGTTCGCGCGCAGGCTGGCAGAAAAAATGTTAAGAGCATTGCGAAGCCCCAGAAGGGGATTGACCATATGCTTAAGGCTGTGGGTGGGCAGATCTGATGGCTAAGAAAAAAGCGGTAACGACAGAGACATCTGTCACAGAGCTACCGGCATGGGCTCAGGAATATTACGGCAAAGTCCTTGGTCGTGGTCTGAGCGGCCTTGAGCAGCCTTACCAAGCCTATCAGGGTCCGCGTATTGCGCAGTTTGCTGGAGAAGAGACTCAAGCGTTCGACCTAGCCAAGGCTGGCATCGGCGGCTTTCAACCGTACCTATCTCAGGCTGGGGATTATATCGGCCAAGCGGTCGATCAGCCAGCTTCTGCCCAGGCGCAGGGATATCTTAGCCGAGGTGCCGCGCCTGGCACTTCTGCTCAAGCGCAAGACTATCTTAGGCAAGGAACTGCTCCGGGTGTTTATGATCAAGCGCAAGGCTATCTTAGCCAAGCAACTGCTCCAGGTATGGGTGGCCTCTCTTCCGCTCAGAAGTATTTTGACACTGCCACAAATGAGCGGGCGATGTCTTCGGTGTCCCCATACCTGAGCGCTGGCGTCTCCGATCAGAACGTCTCCGCATCTATGCCGTACATGCAACGGGCTGGCTCGATGAGTGCGATTGGTGCTGCCAATCCGTACTTGGCGGCCGGAACATCAGAGCGAGCTATGACGCTGGCTTCTCCCTATTTGCAATCGGCCGCTGGCGGAAGCGCACTTGGAGCAGCCAACCCATACCTTCAGGCAGGCGTCGGTTCGTTCCCGTCGCAGGCTGCCGCGTACATGAACCCGTACAATGAAGCGGTCACCAATCGTATCGGGGAACTGGCTGGTCGTAATCTTCGCGAGAACATTCTTCCTGGCGTCAACCGCACGTTCATTGGGGGCGGTACCTTTGGTGGTAGCCGGAGCGCCGAGTTCACCGCTCGAGCTATCCGTGACGCTCAAGAGGCAGCGCTCTCTGAGCAGAGCAGGGCGCTACAGGCTGGCTATGGTCAGGCCGCAGATATCTATGGTGCTGATGCTGCTCGCCAGATCCAAGCCGCCCAGCAAGCCGGTCAGCTTTCTGAGTCTGATCTGCAGCGTCAACTGGCCACGGGTAAGACCTATGCGGACATTGCTTCGGACTTGGCAAATCGACAGCTGCAGGCTGGCCAGACAGCCGGTAGCTTGACCAGCGCTGATGCCCAGAACCAACTGGCTGTCGGCAAGGGTATCTCTGACATCTACAGCGACGTGGCTTCAAGGAACCTGCAAGCTGGCCAGACCGCCGGCACAGTCGCCCTTGGCGACCTGGGTCGTATCGCTGATGTTGGCCAATCGGCCGGGGCTCTGGGCGCAGCTGACGCTGACCGGCTGCTCCGCGCTTCTCAGGCAAGCGGGGAACTGGCCACAGCTGATTCAGAGCGAATGATTCGTGCGGCTCAGGCAAGTGGGCAACTGTCCGCAGCTGACGCTGATCGAATGCTTCGTGCGGCTGAGGTAAGCGGCCAATTGTCCGGAGCTGATGCTGATCGGCTCATGAGGGCCTCTGCTGCTACCAGCGCTCTAGGGTCTGAGGCGAGGAAGCAGTCCGCTGATGATTTCTCCACGCTGAGTCAAGTCGGCGGGTCGAAGCGGGCAATGGAAGATAAGTCCCTAGATCTCGCCTACTCAGATTTTAAGGAAGAGCGGGACTACGAGGCCAATAAGGTTAAAGAGGCTGCTGGCCTGATTGGATCTCTGAATATCCCCACGTCCACGACTACGACCACGACGAGCCCCAAGCCTAGTACGCTTGCGCAGATAGGTGGGATTGGCACCACCCTTCTTGGCACCGCCATTGGCGCTGGAGCTTTTAACACCCCTACCGCTGCGGCCAAGCCGGCTACTACGGCTGTCGCGCCCACGACGAAAGTTAAGAGGGGCGGGGCTATCCATTCCAAGCGGCCCCAGAAAAAAGGCCTCGGCTGGTTGAAGGAAATGGCGCGATGATGACTCGTGAAGAAGCCCTCTCCCGGATCAGGATGAATCCGAAGATGGTTCCTGCGGGCCAGGATCCGGAGGCGTTCATTGCTGCCATGATGGCAGCCGACGCTGCCAATAGCGCGCCGATGACGCCGCCTGTTGAAGTGTCTCCTGCTGATCCGGCTCCTGTGCAGGCTGGCGTTCCTATCGTTGCGCCGCCTCCGATGGCACCTCCGATGGCCACCGACTTCAGGAACCAGGCTATCCTGGCAGCCAACCAGACGCGGCCTCCCGGTACGGATTTAATCTCGGGTAACTCTGGGCAGGATGTTCTCCTGGGTTCAGCGGCTAAAGACGTTGTTGTCCCCCCTGCTCCCGCTGCACCGCCTGCCGCTGCACCGCCGAAGCTATCGCTCACACCGGAAGAAGAAGCCAAACTGCTTCAGAGCGGCCCAGATGTCGTTAAAAAAGCCAGGGAAGGCGCCGAACTTCCTGAGGATTTGAAGAGATACTTTGATACGATCGGCCAGCGCACCGAAGCTGAGATTGCGGATGTAAGCAAGGAGCGCAAGCAGCAGTACTGGATGGCGCTCGCTCTGGCCGGCGCCAAAATGGCTCAGAGCCAGAGCCCGTACTTTGCCAGCGCTCTGGCTGAGGGCTTGGAGTCCGGGCTCACCGGCTTCAACAAGGCTCGTGCGGATGCGTCCGAGAAGAAAGCTCGCCTCCAGACCCGCCAGGAAGATCTGATCCTCAAGCGGTACGAGGTGCTTCAGAAGGTTCGTACAGATGCTGTGAATGACCTGAAGGCCGGGTACGAAATCACCGAAACTCAAGCTAATATTATAGGTGCTAAAAATAAGGCTCTCTTTGACGCAGCTACCGAACCAGCTCGGTTCGAGGCTATTATGGTTGGACTTGAAAAAGCTAAAGCTGAGGCAATCACGGCTAAGGTTACGGCGCGTGACGCGCCTCAAAGGTCTAAAGCTGAGATTAAAGAAATCTTCGCGAGGACTGGTTATTATGGCAAACAGGGTCAGCTGATTGGCGCTCAGATCGAAAAACTCAGGAGCGATGTTCAACGAGCTAAAGATACCGGCGGTCTTGACCCTTCTACTGCAAGCGTAATTGACTCTTACATGACTTCAGCTCGCAGTCTGATGATCTCCGCAAAGGAGGCGCGGCGGTTCGACCGGGAGAATCCTGCTGTTGCAGATGCGCTTGAAAAACAGGCAAAAGCTTACTTTGATCTTGCGGTTAAAATGACACCTGGCGCTTCGTCTGGCGCTTCATCTGTCGCTCCTAGCGCTACAAATCCTCTGGGCTTGAAGCGTCCGCCGAGAGTTGAATCAGCTGACGGTGGGGACTAAGATTCAAAAAGTTAATTTTTGGAATTCAAAAATGCCGTCTCTGTCGGAATTCCGATCCAAGTACCCTCAGTATAATGATGTCCCAGACATGCAGTTGCTCGACGCGCTGCATGAGAAATTTTATTCGTCTGGTCCCGACGCCCGTTCCAAGAGTGACTTCCTGAACGAGATGGGGATTCAAACCCTTCAGGCACCTAGGGCTCCGGAAGGGAACATCATCAATGCCATCAAGGGTATTCGTACGCAGATCGGCGGCATTATTCCAAAAACAAAATTTGCGTTGGAGGATGCTCTTGCTCCAGTCGTGGATCCGATAGTCAAGGGGATTGGCAGGGGCCTTGGTCTGCCCGAGATAACGCTACCCTCTCAAAATGAAGTTGCGGCTAGGCGGGCTGGGTTCAGCGAGGAACTTGCAACTCCAGAATTTAAGGGGGTGGTGCCTCGAGCTGCCTATGGAGCAGCGAGTTCCATCATACAAACTCTTCCAGGCCTGACTGCATCTGTCATCACTAGGAACCCTGCTCCGGTGATGGCTAACATTGCCGCTATCACCGCGCCTCAGGCCTATTCCAAATACAGACTTGATCGCGAAGCAAGCCGTGGCGAAGCGTTGCTAGGTGCTGGCCTTGAGACTGGTATCGAAGTCGCCACTGAATTCCTGCCGATGATAAATGTTGTCAAGAACCTTGGCGTAGCTGGCGTGGGGCGCACCATTGCAGAATTCTTGGGAAGAGAACTTCCTGGGGAATTGGTTGCCACGATAACGCAGAACGCAGTCGATACCGCAATTGCTAACCCTGACAAGACGTGGGGCCAGTACCTTAAGGAACTTCCCGGCCAGCTAGGTGAGACTGCGCTCGCTACCGGCATGACTGCTGGTGTGTACGCTGGCGCAGGCAAGGCCATGTCTGCTCTTGCGGGATCCCGTCCGCCTGAGACGCTGCCCCCTACACCTGGGGCAGCTCCGGCTCCTGCTCCTGCAGCACCCATCGTTCCTGGTGCGCCACCCCTGCGTACAGTCACGATCGGGATGACGCCGCCCAGAGAAACCTGGGAGGTTGATAAAGACGGGAAAGAGATTGAACCCCCGCCGGTTCCCACGTCTATCGAAATTCTGTCGGAGCCTGATGAGGGTGGATTTCAAACTGTTCGCTTCCCGGACGGCAGGGTTATCGACGGCAGGGTTATCGAAGTCCCGGCTTCAGAGATTGAAAGCCGGCTGATCCCTGAGGCCGCGCCTGTTGTTGCAGCCGCGCCGCCTGTCGAACCGGAGCCCACGTTTTCTGCTGGCCAAGGCATTATCGATGTTACCGATGTTGCTCCTATTGAGCCCACGCCCACGCCCACGCCCACCCCTACGCCTGCGCCTACGCCTGCGCCTATTGAGCCCATCACCACTGCAGAGCCTACGCCTGCGGTTGCCATCCCGGCTCTGCCTACGGCTCTATCTCGAGCTAAGCCAGACTTTGAATTCGGCCCAGACAGATTTGCTCTCACCTTCGACAACGACCTGGATAAGGCCGTCTATATCGCCACATCACCGTCGCCATCGAAGACAGCAGCGAAGGTGAAGACCAAATACCTAGAGTGGCTGAACTCCAAAGGCATCTCGGATCCTGTTGAGATCGAAGCGATCGGCCTGAAGATTCGGAATGACATCAGGAACAACATCCGGGTCGGTGGTGCAAACCCTGCTGAACCGATGCGTCTGCCGGCATACTCTGCTCCGGTGTCTGTTCCGGTTGGCAAGATCCCTGATGCCGAGGTATCTGCGCTCACGCCTGCACCGGCACCGGATATGGCAGCCCCGGATATGGCAGCCCCGCTCATTACTCCTGCTCCCGTGCCTGCGCCCACGCCTGCGCCTGGTGCGCCGACTAGGTTCATAGCAACTCGTGATCCTGCGCCCACGACCACGCCCACGCCCGACGCGCCTGTCGTCCCGACGCCCACGCTCACGCCTACGCCTACGCCTACGCCAGCCGCACCGACCAGGTTCATAGCAACTCGTGAGCCTGAACCTGAGCCTGAACCCGTAGCTGCCGCGCCTGTCGTGCCGACGCCCACCCCTGCGCCTAAGCTGGACGCCGACCTGGCTGTGGCTAAGCCAAGGTACAAGGGACACCCGGTTGATTGGACCGGCAGCGATGTCGAGCGCGCCGCCTATATCGCCACCTCTGACACAACACCAGCAGCCAAGAGCCGCTTCGTGGATTGGCTGAGTCGGAACAATATCCCTGACGATCAAGTCGCCAGCATTGGCGCTCAGGTCAGGAGCGAACTTGAGCAGGCGTCAGCTGCTGCGCCTAAGCCGACTGCTTCGCTTAAGGCCCCGGCCGTGTTCAATGTCGCTGCGCCTACAGTGACGATCAAGGCAACACCAAAGGTTGCGCCTCAAGCTGCGGCCGCGATCAAGTCCAAGAAGGGTAACGCTCTTCAGATCGTGTCTCAGATCATAGGCGAAAACGCTCAGGCTGAAACTGAGGAATCTCAGCAGCTCTCAGGCGGCGAAGAACCAATGGCCGAAACCATTCGTTCCAAGCCTGGTGTGAACGCCCGTCGCATGGCCAAGATGCTTGGCCCTCAATTGTATGGCGATCCTACAGACATGGGCGCTGTCTCCATCAAGGAGATCCTTCAAAACTCCTTTGATGCCATCAAGGGTTCGATGGCGAAGGGCGCGATCAAGAAGGGTCGCATCTCAATCAAAACGTCGTTGGACGGGCATACGATTGAAATGATCGACAATGGCTCGGGCATGACGCCTCAGCTTTTGGGTGGAAAATTTCTTGAGATCGCTGGTACTGGCAAGGAATCTGAAAATGCATCTGGCGGGTTTGGTATCGCCAAGATGCTGTTCCTTTACGGGAACGACGGCCTCCGTGTTATCACCATGCGAGACGGAAAAGTTTCTGAGCTAAACACGTCTGGTCCTCAACTGTTTGACTCTCTTGAGGACGAGAACGCTGCCCCAGATATTGAGGTGCGTCAGCCCAGTAAGGCTGATCGCGCTATGTTCCCGGATGGTCACGGCACCTTCATCTCCATCACCACGCCTATGGAGTTTGATGACCCCACAACTGGTGGAAAGAAGAGTATTAAAGAAGTTACAAATGTTTACTCCGTAAAGGCGCTGCGCAGAAGCCCGATGTTTGCGGACATTGATGTAGATTTTAATGGCTCAACTGTTTACGGAATTGGATCTGAATTCAACTCAAAAGATTACACATCATTTGTAAAGGTTAAATTTCCTTGGGGCACTGCAGACGTTTATGTTGAGAAGGAACCAAATGGTTCTACCTATGGAGAAAACATTCACGTTCTTTCAAATGGTCTTTGGCAATTTTCTTCAGCCCTAAAGAAAAACCCAAAAGAAAGTTACGGAGATAATATCCCAAGGACGTTTTACGTAGATATTCACCCGTCCGTAAAACCCGAAGAGCCTGGGTATCCGTTTAGTTTCAACAGGCAGTCTCTAACTGAGCAGGCAAAAAGTGATTACAATAAAATTATCAATTACATAAACGCGATCTATGCAATTGATAGTCTAAGTGAGGGTGCCAAAAGCTTTGGAGAGATAAAGTACTTTGATGAGAATGGTGAGCTTGGGGCAGGCATTGACCTGATGCCAAACATTCCGGTGATCGAAACAGATTTTTCCAAGATTAAAGCTGGAGATAATGTTGAGGTCAAAGACGGTAGGTTGATTGTCAACGGAAAGGAATTGCCAGAGCTTACACCTGATCAGCTGAAGAACGGCATTCCATCGGCTGATGAATTGAAAATGGACCCATCCCTGATCGATCCAAACAGGGTGATGGCTCACGACAACGTGGAAGTTGAGCAGCCTGATGGAACGTATGTTCCGTTTAGCGACTACATGCGCGTTAAATTTGGAGATCGATTTGATCAGTACGCCTTCATGGTGGGCGATGCATTCAAGACGCTGCGTGACGAAGTCGCATCTCTCATGGGGTATCTCGACCCAACGTATCTCGGCCTAACGAACGAAGCTGTCGGCGTTTCCTTTGATAAAGAATATCGCGGCGTTTCAATTAGACTTCCGTTTCCAGGGATGTTTATCAACCCTGCGATTCCGGAGGATAAAGACCCTATCACTGCTGGCTTTGGCATGGTCGGGACAATGATTCATGAGCTTGCCCACTTCCAAGTTCGCAGCCATAATGCCGACTTCCCTGCTGAGATGCAGCGGATTCAAAATAAGTTGAAGGCTGCTGATCGGGCAGGCGGTTTCCCATTCTCTTGGTTTGAAGGCAATGTTGTCGAACAAACAAGAGAATTTGCTGACATTTTGGCTGAAGCCCAAAGGGTTTACGACTATGAAAATATCAGGCCTCGTGGAAACCGTTTCTCAGAGAGCAGCTACGAGTCCATATCCGAAGCAGCTAATGAGGGGGAACCTTCGGGCGACAATGGAAATGGCCGAACGGGAAGAACCGGGCAACGACTACTCGGCCAGTCTGCGCAAAGCACTCGAGCTACTGGACGCGGGCGTCCCGGTGCAGGCTCTGGCGCCGGAGCTACGCAAGCTGGGAATGTAGGCCAGCCACCGCAGCAGCCACCCAAGCAGCCACCGCAGCAGCCACCGCAGCAGCCGCCATCCCAGCAGCCAGCCAACATGCTGAACGCTGCGTCAGTTCAGGCTAATGTCGTCCGAACAAAATCCCTGCTGGACTTTCTGAACAAGAAGTTTGGCACCAAGTACGCCGAAGCTAATCCATTCAATCAGCAGGTTCTCAACGCTACGAATGCGTCGCTGCCACCGGACAAACAACTGGCGCGGCTGCCTGAAGGCTTTGACGTGGCCCAAGGCCTGGCGGATCTGAACGCAAAATCAAGCGGCGCATCTCAGGTGTTTAATCGCAATGAGATTGAGCCGTACAGGAAGGCGATCATTGAGGCGGCGAAAGCCGGCGCTGATCCGCAAGACCTCGGCATGGCTCTGTGGGCTAGAAGCGCTCCAGATCGCAATCGCATCGTAGATAAGAATACTCCTGACTTCCAAGGACCAGGGTCTGGCCTGACGGACGTTGAGGCTAGAGCCGAACTTGATGACCTTTTCCGGTCTGGAAAAATGCTGGCCATCAACAAGTTCTTCAAAGTGCATGACGCTTTGGTCGATAAGATGATCAAGATGCGCGTGGACAATGGCCTTATGACTGCGGCCGAGGCTGTCTTCCTCCGTAAGGAGCAGCCGTTCTACACCCCCCTCAAAGGTTGGGCGCTGGCCGGTGACATGAATGTTCCTAACGAAGAGAACCCGCACTCCGGGTTTGACGAACTTCGTCGCAAGCAGAAAGGGATCTCCCCTAGGGAGTACCGCAAAGCTTCTGGTCGAAAGACGATGCCCTTCAATCCAATTGCCAACCTCATGGTTGACGCACAGAACTTGGTGCTTCGCATTGAGAAGAACACCGCAACGCTGCCGCTCCTGAACAACCTATTAATAGATCCGGCGGGCACGTCGGATATAGCCAAGGTCTATACCGACAAGAACCCGAAGCGTGTGCCTGGTGCCATCGATAAGGTGACCGGCAAGCGCAAGTGGCGCTCCATGAACATGAAATCCAACGCCACACAATTTCTCGTCGTGAAGAAGAATGGCGTGGCTCACTACATTGAATTTGAAAACACCGATGGCGGCCGCGCGACAGCTCGGGCCTATGCCAACATGACTCCTGAGGAGATCGGCGAGGTCCGCAAAGGGTATCGCGCTATCACCGCAGCCTTGAAGAGCCTCATGACGCGCTTCAATGCGTACTACCTTCTCAGGACCGGACCGATCCGCGATCTCATGGACTCAATCGTCACGGCCTACTCGGCAGAGTCGATGCCTGGGGGTGCGGCCGAAGGTAAGAAGATCGCCAAGAACACAATCAGGTACGCCTTCTCCCCGACCACATGGGGTGCGACGTGGGGTTACCTTGATAAGAAGAGCGCTGGGTCAAACGTGCAGCAGCAGCAGATGCAGGATCTGTATGAAACCATGCTCCGTGACGGCGGAACTGATGGCAACGCCATGATCAGTGATGCTGTAGAAAATGTTAAGGGGATTAATAAAGAACTCGCTCGCCTCAAGAACCTTGGAAAGCAGAACCCGATCCTCCGCACTCAAGAGGGGGTCCAGGCTGTTGGCGACTTCATGACTAAGATCTTTGATTTCACCAACACGGTGTTCCGATTTGCCACATATCGTGCGGCACTAGAGGCTGGCATCACGCCGGCCGACGCTGCTCGACTGGCGCGTCAGTCCACCGTGGACCTGAGCCGTAAGGGTGAGTGGTCTGGAACCCTGGATGATTTATACTTTTTTGCCAACCCCTCGGTCCAGTCCACAATCAAGCAAACGCAGATGTTGAAGAGCCGCAACGGTCGGCGCGTACTGGCGTCGTTTGTTATGCTTGGTGCCCTGACCTCGCTGTGGAACCAAATGATGGGCGGCGGCGATGACGATGACGATGGCATCACCAATTACGATGACCTTGATGACACCAAGAAGATGGCCAACCTGATCATCTACTTTGGTCCGAAGGCGAACGACTACGTCGCGCTGCCGTTTGGTTTTCTTGTAAGTTTCCCGGCCTATGCGGGACAGAAGATTGCGGAACTTGTAATGGGATCAAGCAAGCCTGAAAGCGTGGCCGCCTCTTTGATCGGCAATATATTTGAGGTGGCCAAGGGAGCGATGCAGGCGTACTCGCCGGTTAAGGTTGCCACTGGAGAGCCCGGTGACATCTGGGCCACCCTCATGCCAAGCATTCTGCAGTGGCCTATCTCCGTGCTCAGGAACAAGGATTACTGGGGCAAAAGTATCTTTGATGAGCCCTTCGATGAAGGGGAGGCAAAGTCCAGCGTGGGTCGTGAAAGCACCGGGGCTGGCTACAAGTGGTTTGCCCAGATGATGAACGATGCCACTGGCGGATCTGGGAATGTGAAAGGCTACGTTAATTTTCAGCCTGAGTTCTATCGGTACTTCATCAACGGCATGGGTGGTGGGCCGGTCAAGACCCTCAGGGATATAGCCAACCTCGCCACGACTGAAGAAAAAAAGCTTAGCGATATACCCATTCTCAAGTCGTACCTTGGATCTGGCGGTGAGTATGCCGCTCAGAATTCTTTCTACGAAAACACGTCGAAGATGGATCAGATTGCTAAGTCCGAAGAGGATGACACCGAAGAGGCGTGGGCTGCGAAGGAGCGAAAGTACCCCGTTGAAACGGACTCTGCTGTTATCGATTCCTACAAGGATGCGACGAAGGCGCTACGCCAGTTCTACAAGGACAGGAATGAGGCGCTTTATGGGGTCACCGATCTGGGGGAACGCAAGCGTATCTTCGATGAGATGAAGCCGGAGAAGGACGAGATCTACTCGGAGTTCAACCGCACCTACTACGACACGAAGCGTGGCTTGGTGGGTAGTCGCCGAGAGGTTAGGCCTGAATAGGAAGAGCGGGGGCGCTAGGCCCCCGCCACCGTTGCCTAGAACGGAATCCCGTCGTCATGCGGCAGGTTGCTTTGGCTCTGAGCCTGACGCTGTGGCGCTGGTGCCTGTGCCGGTGCGCGAGCATTGTCATCGCGCGGTTCGAACATTGAGATGATGATGCTCTCGCGATCGGCTTGGCCAGGTACGCCGGCCGGATTGAACGTCCGGTTCAGCAGGATGTACGGGCCGTTCTGCCCCTCCATCATGACGCCCACGTTTTGATAGCGGCCCTTGGTGGCACCGCTGGAGTCGGTGTACTCGCCGGTCTTGACCGACAGATCGTATTTCTTACTCATGAATTATCTCCGGTTTTTATTTGGTATGGGCTTTAAAAATTTAATTCAGCTTCTCAGTTTTCATTCGACCCCGTCATTCGAGAACTCCCATCAGTTTGCTGGTGTCGTTGGGTGCCATCATCTCGGCCTCACCCAGCACGCCGCTGTGCATCTTCATCCATGCCATCTTCTGTTCGGGGCCTAGCTTTGTGACCACGGCGATGGCGTCTTCACACCACGTCTTCCAGTCGGACAGGCCGTCCTCATCAATGCCAACCTCAAGGATCTCAGGCGCCCACGCGGTCTTCTGCGTAGCCGACTTGACCTTGGCTGCGAGGTCGTTGACCTGATTGGTCGCTTCCTTGGGGGCCGGCACCTCGGACCACTCTCCGTCCTCGGTGATGTCTATGACCTGGCCGTTGTCGATCTCAACATCACGGCCAGCCTCGTGCAGGTTGTCTACCGCCACCGCATTCGCCAGACCCTCAAGGGACCGGGGCATGTACTTCGACGCCCTGCGCACCACCGTCTTGCGCCACATCTCTTCCTCGTCGGTGGCCCAAGGTCCAACGATCTTGCCCTCCTTCGTCTTGGCCGAAGAGCGATCGCGGATCCCAATGATCTGGTCACGATCCATAACTTCGAACTGCTTCTCCCCGTTCTTCAGGGTCCAGATGCAGTAGGCACCGACCATAGGACCACGACCACCCAGCTTGATGCGATGCTCGAGCCTGGGTTCGTCGCCCTTCTGAAACAGGAACTCGTCGTTCTCACGAACGATCTCTGCCTCGATCTTCAGCACCTCACCCGACTGTCGGGCCAGCTTCATCAGGCCCATGTAGCGCGGCCGGAACTGGGCGACGCTGCCCTTCTGCCGGTCATAGACCTTGAGGATATCGCACTCGCCCATCGTCAGGTTCAGGGACAGGCCAAGCTCGGCAGCCTGGATGCAGGCCTTGACCAGCGACCCGCGATCGCACTCGAGCAGCGCCGGGTTGTTGCCCACGGCGGCGACGACGGCAGCCATGAACTTGTCGAAGGTTACGTTGCTCGGCAGCAGCGAGCGGATCATGCCCTCGCGCAGGGTCAGATCCTGACGGAACCGATCCATAGGCTTGGCCGGCTGCAGTGCTACGGCGTTAGTCATTCTGCTTCTCCTCTTCCATTTCCTTGATTACCAATTCAGTGCCGCGCTCGATCGCTGCACGCAGCGTCGGCTTGAGCGTGTGCTTGGCGGCGGCGGATCGGACTCGATCCACATGCGCCTTACCCAAGCGAACATTGACAGTCTCTTTCATTAACTAACCCTCACCGTCTGGTATCCCTTGCGGGCACCAACCATCGTGCCGACCATGTCCTGCGTGACCGCCTTGCCTGGGTTGTCGGCCACCCTAGAGATCGACATCTTGCGTTCGCCGCAGCGGACCACGGCCTTGTCGGACGACGTGTTGAGGAGAGCCATAGCCTCGCTGGCCTTGAGCAGAAGCTCTGCCTTCGTGGCATCCTTCTCGGCAAGTGCAGCCTTCTCAGCTTCAGCCGCCTTGATGTACCGATTAAAGAGCTCCTCATCCTCAGAGCCAAGGACACAATCCGTGATGGGTATCTGCCCGATCATCCGGGAGATCGTGCTGCCGTCCATGCTGAAGTCTGGATCAGGAGGCGTGCCGCCTTGGATGCTGAACCAGAACTCCACGCATGAGGACTTGATGGATTCAATGATCTCCTCGCTGCGAGGGACGAGTAGGCGGCGCGGTTCGTTATCAATCAGGGCAATCAGCCACGCCGCGTCTCCACCATAGCAAGCCATCTGGTGCTGACACTGCAGCAGATAGTTGTCCGGAGCTTGGGTGATGTCTTCGCCGGAGTACTCCCAGCCCGTCCCTCTGGCGGACCACTTGATCTCCACCGGCCAACCCTTGTCGTCGGCGTAATCTAGGGTGGCACCCATGCCGATCACGTCGCCGGCTGCGTGGTACTCCTCGACCTTGGAGATGGTCATGCCCCACTTGGACGCCGCCCAGTTGGCGATGCCAGCCTCGAGGAACTTGCCGGCCTGAACAGCCATGTTGCCGCTGAGATCTTCGGGCGGCAGCTTGCCAGCCTTCTCCATCCACAGCTGCCACTTGCTCGTGTAGGGCGACAGTCCAAACAGGGCAGCTACGTCGCTGCCGCCAATGTGCATGGCGCGTAGCGTATGCCAATGCGCCTCGTCGCGCACCGTGATGATAGTCATTTGTTTCTCCGGCTTTGTATGCGCCTCGTGCGCTTATGTATGTATGTTGCACGCAGTCAGCGTGCTATGTCAAGCCCCCGGTAAACATCATCGAGAGAGCGGGCGAGGATGTAGATGCCGCCCCGTTTTTCCCACGCACCCTGGAACGCACGCTGCGCATCACGCTGCTTACCCCGTATGGACTTGACCTCGATGCCAAAGGCTTGGCCGATCTCGCCCCGCTTGATGACACCCAGCAGATCGGGCGTACCTTCAGGTGCCGACTGGATCACGCGCCCCTGCGCCCCATCGATTGGCCTGAACTTCCCGACGTTGATGCGGAACATCATGATGTCATCGCGCATCCCGAGAGCCAGGCGGATCTGCTGCTGGAGCGCTGCCTCCTCATGTGCCACCGACTGGTTCCCTCACTGCAGCGTCCCGTTGCATTCCCCAAACGTCAGGGCCTCTATGCTCTGCGCCGTCGCGGCCAGCATCACAGCCTGGCAGTAGGCGATATCTAAATCTTCGTCGCCCTGCTCCTCATACCAACCATCAATGATACTGAGCATGACCTCAGAGAGCGCCTTGATTAACGCCACCGGGATGATGAACTTGCGGAACTCTGACTCTTCCCGATCGTCTGCGTCCATATGGCGTTCCTCTCATTGGCGGTAAGGCCATTGATCATACGATGATTGACTGCGTCTCGCTGCTTAGCCAAGCGCGCTGCCTCCTGCCCGCAGATTACATTGAACGCCCACTGCTGTGGCTTGTCGTACTTCCGACTGCGACCGATAGCCGTCAGCACATTGAAGCGACGGATGACATCCGACTCAGACATCGCAGCCTTGGCTTCGTCAGACTTGCTGACCTGCACCAGTTCGCCCTTGACCTGGTGAACCACACGACCGGCCGCCTTGTACTCGTAGCCACACTTGGGACACATCATCATGGGCCGGTGAACCGCAAAGCACTCCGGGCAGGTTCGAACTGTTGGTACAGCCGGCCCCTCTTGCTTCTCTCGGGCACTGCCGATCGATAGCGCCCAGTCTCGAGGCTCATCAATGAACCCATGCACTGCCGTGTTCCCGGCGTGGTCGAGGATGACCGTCTTCTCCTTACCTGGAGATATACGAATCGCTCGGCCAGCCTGCTGCAGGTAGAGGGACAGCGACTTCGTGGGCCGCAGCATGATGGCCACCTCGACAGCCGGCAGATCGAACCCCTCGCTCACTAGGTCGCAGCTGGTCAGGATCTGAATCTCCCCCAACTCGAATCTCTTGAGGACGCTGTCGCGTTCAGCTTCCTTCATGCCGCCGTCCACATGGTGGGATTGGTAGCCAGCCATGCTGAACTCCCTCGCCACTTCCTTTGCGTGCTTGACCGAGACGCAGAACGCGATCGCGCGCTTGCCATCTGCCAGCCTGCGATAGTGGGTGACCGCGTTGCCTGTGATCGACGGCTTGTCCATCGCGCTCTCAAGATCTCTGACCACCCAGTCTCCGACCCTGGTGCGCGCGGCTGTGAGGTCAGGCTTACTCGGCGCGTACACATCTACCGGCGACAGGAACCCAAGCTCGGTGAGTTCAGCAACGCTCGGACCTTGAACCATGTCATCGAACATCAGGCCAAGGCCTTTGCCATCTAAGCGCTCGGGCGTGGCCGTCACCCCCAGAACCCTGGCGTTAGGGAAGGACTGCACGACCTTGCCCCAGCTACTGTCTGGCGTGAAGTGATGAGCCTCGTCTCCGATCACCAGGTCTGGGGCCGGGAAACGATGCACCCTTTTCGCCAGGGTGAAGACGCTGGCCACCACCACGGGCGCGGTCGGGATCCCTATGTACCCGCCAGTCATCACCGCATGGTGGACACCGACCATCTTCAAGGCAGTGCTGATCTGCTTCAATAGCTCTCGCCTGTGGGCGATGATCAGGACGCGCTTCTGGTTCTTGGCTACGCCGGCCGCGATGTAGCTGAAGCATACGGTCTTCCCGCCCCCTGTCGGAAGCACCAGCAGCACGCGCCTGTTGCCCTTGCGAAAGCTATCTCTGATCCCATCAATCGATGACTGCTGATAATCACGAAGCTCCATGATTCAGGAGATCCTCCAGATGCGGATGCCATCATCCTGGCGACGGCAAGCAAACTTGCGGCCAGTCCTACGGCTAGCATCCCAAGCGTAGGTCGAGGCGCGCTTCAGGTTCATCGTCTCGGAAGAAACAAAGAACGAGTCGCCGACTTCCATCTTGCGCCACGGATATTTCTCAGGGCGCCCGTTGTTGTAGCTAGCCTCAATCGGAATGTCGGCGTCGATCTTGATGTCATTCATAGTTTATTCCCCTGCGGAATTTCTCACTGCGAAGAACATCCTTCGCCTTGCCATCGCTCACCCCGTAGGCGCGGCTCAGATCTTCAGGCGTCTTGGCCTTGAGAACTTCATTGCTCCATGTCGAGGCCATCTCTTTAGAGAGATCTGCTCCAGCATTCTTATCCTTAACATCCATTAAAGTCACCCTTCAATCTGCATGAATTCTTGCTTGGGAATGAACAATGCTCGGCTTGATACGCCAGAAAACTTGACTGCGTTCTCGCTGCGCTCCACTCGTGGATGCCGCTCGAGGACGCGCTGCCATCCTTCGAAGTAGTCCGAGGTGGACATGATCCTGTTCAGGTTTGGAACCTTGATGCCAAGCCAGACGCCACCCTTTTCGTTGTCAACTTTGATCCCGTTGCGCTTGAGGACATCCTCTGCCGTCATGGCAGCTATGCGCTCATCACGGGAATTTCGCATGGCGATCTCAATCAACTCGCCGACCAGTCGCTCCTGATACCCGCCCGATCCTTCAACCCGCAGCGTTGATCCGGCGAGGTGGAAGAGGAGCGCGAGATCCTCTCGCTGTGTCTTCACCGAAGTGAATTCGTTCCAGTCGTATCGATCCAGGTAGCGCTCGCATGTGATGTTCGTCACCTCACTGCTGGTCACCAGTGAGTAGCACCCAGCCAGCAGCGTACCCAACTGATCTCCCAGTCGCCCGTCTCCTAAGCTGCCGGCGATGACCCTCTTGAAGACCTCAATGTTCTTCCTCAACGTGGCCAGGTTATTCACCTGCCTTGAGAGCAGCCGCTCCGGCGCGTCAGCCGGAACCGAAGCGCAAGCCTTCATGAACTCCTTCCACTTCTGCTCTGCCTGCTCCCGCTCGGTTGTCGTCCGTGCATCTTGCGGGCGAACCGTCAGCACTGCGGTGCGGGTCAGGTCGGCAGCTTCCTTCAAGCCAACCCCGATTGATGACATCAGGAAGGTAGAGCGTAGGGTGAACGACACCGCCTGGTGGTTGGCTGACCCCTTCATGATGCGCCCTCGAGACTCACTTGAGGACTGCCGCATCAATTGGATCACCGCCTGCCGGCGCTCTTCCTTGTTCTTACTGCTCTCGCTCTCATCGAAGACCACTGGTCGGGCGTCGTTGCGAACCGACTGGCGGATACCAGCCTCGGTGGATTCGCCCACCGGGTAGATCGCCAGCCCGCCAAGGCAGGCACCCGCGATGTAGTTAACAACCGTCGTCTTGCCTGAGCCTTGGTTGCCTGTGATCCAGCAGTGCGTCCGCCAAGGTAGGCCCCCGCACACGACAGCGGTGGCGATCCACCCGGCCAGGAGGTCACCGTAGATCGGCTTCTCCCACCTCACCTTGTTGCAGACATCCCGGATCAGGCGACCGTATGTGTCAGGCGCCGGGTCGCCAACGCCGCTCCATTCCTGAAGCAGCCGGGGGCGGCGAGGGTAGATGAACTCGCTCTTGAACCGGGCCGGGTTGATGACGTTGCCTTCCACGATCAGCGTGTCCCCAGTGTGCAGGACGGTGCGCCCATCGTCGGACCAGACGCCACGCTCACGGATGTTGATCGGGTCGTAGACTGGGCCGGCTGTGCATTGGTTGGCGATGTAGACACCGGCCGCCTGCCAATCGACACGCCCCTTCTCGTCGCCATACCCGCGCTGCCAATAGCTGAGATCAGTCACGATCTCGAGGCACCCCTGCGAGGACACCAGCTTGGCGAACGGGTAGGCGTGAACCTGCTGCTGCCGGTATGGCATGACGTAGTAGTACATCTCGTCGTAGCCCAGCGCCCGGTACAGGAAGTCGCTGTCTTCGAACTCGCTTGAGACATCTACCACCGCCGGCATATCGTGCGGAACCTCCAGCACTGCTGCCTCCTTGAGCTTGCGCTTGAGGATCTCAGTGATGGTCTTCGGGTTGCCAACCGGCAGTGGGTCGGCCAAGTCCCAGCCTGTAGGGAACTGCGGTGACATCGTCACGATCGCGGTTGCAAGCTTAAGCTTGGACAGGTGGAGCTGGATCCCGCTCGCCGCCTTCATGCCAGGCTCATCGTTGTCAGGCCAGATGATGCAGGGATGGCCCTTCAGTGCGGACCAGTCGCTCTTATCCCAAGCGCCAGCACCACCAGACCAAGTCACCACCACCCAGCCCTCGGGTGTGTACTGCGCGGCCGCGTCGAGCGTCTTCTCTCCCTCGACGATCAGCACCGGAGCGATCGGCAGACTGGCTGCGATCTCCGAGTTCAGCAGCGGGCGACCATCGCCCAGCCCAGCACTGATGAAGTCGCTACCATCCCAGACAATGGGGCGGATCTCTTTGCCGTCCTGTTTATTCCACCTGACCACGGCACCGTAGGCCGACCCGTCAGGCTTCCGATAAACCCATGTATTATCCGGATCACCAAAGTGCTTCAGCCCCTCCGGCATCTGCACAGGCTCGGGCATCGGCGTCACCAAGGATGCCTTGACCGCAGCCGGCGTACCCTTGGGGGCGGGGCCATCCAATCCAAAAACCTTTTTCACCGCATCCCCAACATCTCGGCAATCTCCCGAACCGTCTTAGTGAATGAGTCGCCGAACAACCTCATCGATAGATCAATGACATCCCCTCCCTCGGACGTAGCGAAGTCACGCCAGTTGCCGGTGGTCAGCGACACACCCAGCGACGGCTTCCTGTCATCACGCCAAGGGCAGCGCGCCACCCACCAGTTACCCTGCCGCTTCCCATCGGGCAGCCATGCACGACAGATCGATTCAAGCTGCCACATCTGCAGCCGCTCTTTGATCTCTTGCGGGGTAGGGTCCGGGCGGTGACGGGACTTCAACGAAGCCTGGAGGGAACCGCCTCTAGCTGAAGTTCGATGGCTTTTAGCTGTAGCTGTAGCCTGGACAGAACCATCGCACCCGGATTGCTTCATATTACTTCCCTTTCATGCGAGCCGTCAAACCCGCAGCCGTACAACCAACTCGGTTAATTGCTAACCGTCAAGGCCCGCAGTTCTGATATTGAAATCGTGGAACTTCACCGGGGTGTCCGACAGGATGTAGCGGTGTCCGTACTTGTCCCGCCACGTTCCGTCCTTGCCCAGACGAATCGTAAATTTTACAGCTTTAAGATCAGGGAGGATCGTCCAGACTGGAGGATCGCGAACCATCTGATCGTCGTTGTTGAGGCATCGGTCCATGACCTTGACCATCTTCCAGTCAGGGTCACGATCGGCGATCATGTCCCGCACCAGTAGCTCGTCACCAGACAGATGCTCGATGATCTCGCAGGGGTGGGTGTCGCCTGGGTCTACCCTGTTAGCGTATCGCATCATCGTCAGTCGGTGCCCTCGTCCCTAAAGATTCAATGATCCGCTTGGCATAGACGGGGGGGATCTTACCCGCCTGCTTCCACTTGGTGGTCATCGGTGCGCTCACTCCGACCAGCGCAGAGATCTTCCTCTGACTCAGGCCAGTCATCTCAACAGCTGCCTCCACCGTCAGCTTGTCCTGCAGTTGAAGGCGCCCGCTGGCGTAGGCATACACATCCATGAACGCCCGCACCGGAACCTCGTCGTGCCCCGACAGCCAGCGTTCGATCTGCTCGGCATCCACCTGGTGAAGCTTCGCTGCCTTGCGTGATCGCAGTCCGACCGCGTGAAACATTCCAGAGTAGGCGTGGGCTATGGCCCTGTACTTCGGCCGCTTCTCGTCAGCCTCATCCCACTGCAAATCTGCAGCCTCGCAGTTGATCAGGTTGACGATCGACCAATGGTATCTCCTGGGGATCGTTCCGTTCCGCACCCAGATGCTGACCGTGTACTCATTGACCGGGGATCCAAGGTGCCTAGCCAGCGCAAGCTTCCCGCCCGCAGCCTTCACCACTTTGGTGGCGGTTAACTTGGCCATGAACTCGTCTTCGCCACATCCATGAAATGGCATTCGTCCGTCTGGATATCCTTCTCGTACACTCGGCTCAGGAGCTCCTCCCGAGTCAACGCATCCCCGTGAACATAGTGAGAGACTACCTTGTCCCTTGCTGCCATCTCGGATCCCGCATCCACCTTAATCCGGTAGCGTCGGATGACCATCTCATCCTGATCGTACCAAACCCAGAACTCTCCCATTGATCTCTCCCTCACGTCAGTAGACTGACAACCCATACCGCTGCGCAGTACAGGAAAGCTACCACAATAAGCACCTCATATAATGTCTTTATGATTAAGGCAATCATCACAGCATCACCTTCGCGATTATAACTCCCACCCCAATGAGGATCGCCGAGATCGGCACCCCTAATCTTGGTCGGTGCCGGGGGTACATCGCGACCTCGCCGGCCTGCAGCATGCAGCCAGGTGCGTGATAGTGGCGAAGCAAACTTTCGTGAGTTTCTAACGGCAGCCTTGGCTGTTCACTCGGCATGATCAGGTTCCTTGGGTGTGGGTTGGTCGGGAGCACTTTGCAGATTTTGCAAATTGCTATCGGTTGGCCTCCTTGGGGGGTGCTGCGAGCATGGCGCGGTAGGTGAAATGGATGCGGGTCGGGGACCGGGCATATTGCCGGTAGCGCGCCTCATCCATGACGGAGCGCAGGCGGTCGAGGACGGTCACGGCTTATCCTCACCGGCTGGACGGGCTGCGAGCAGGGCGATGATGTCGTCGGCTTTGGCGAGGGCATCGGCCTGCCGAAGGGTCCACATCCAAGGGCCTTCGGTGAAGGCCTCCCGGTCAATCACCCGAGCCACCTGTTCTCGTAGGGTTGGGGCTTCTAGCGTTGCGCTATCCGTTGTCATGGTCGGCTCCTTGTTCTTGGGGTGGATGGGCCGAAGACGAACCCCGGCCCGCCCGGTTATTTTCTTGTGTTGGAGATGCAGGCCAACGCATTTGCGGCGTTCAATGCCGCTTGCGCAAACCTCATTGCGTCACCTGAGTCCGCAGCCTTAGCGGCCTTGTCGATCAGAATTTCAATAGGCGTCTTCGTGGCTTCAGTAGTCATCGGGTTCTAGCTCCGAAATGCCCGCTTAATGGGAAGCAAGGGGCGGCGCGGGCGTACCAACTCCTTGTTCTTGGGGCGGGGATCATTGGTCTGCCCCCGTTGGCGCGCTCGCGCGTGTTGGTTCTGTCGGGATTCCTGACTCGCTCATGCATCCTGGTTCTGTCGAGTAGAATGGCTCGCTCGGCACATATGGTTCTGTCGTCATCAATGGCTCGCTCAGGATTGCTGGTTCCGTCTCGATCTTTGGCTCGCTCCTTCTATATGGTTCTGTCGCTCGTGATGGCTCGCTCTTGGAAAATGGTTCTGTCGCACTGTCTGGCTCGCTCAGGGAAAATGGTTCTGTCGTGAGTCCTGGCTCGCTCTCAGGGGATGGTTCTATCAACAACTTTGGCTCGCTCAGAGTACTTGGTTCTGTCGTGGACGATGGCTCGCTCCGCGAATGTGGTTCTGTCACGGGTGATGGCTCGCTCGGCATACATGGTTCTGTCGCTCTCGATGGCTCGCTCCGGGGAGGTGGTTCTGTTACCCTGCGTGGCTCGCTCAACACTTCTGGTTCTGTCCGAAGAGTTGGCTCGCTCGTCATAAATGGTTCTGTCGCGATCAATGGCTCGCTCCATTCTTTTGGTTCTGTCATTCGCCTTGGCTCGCTCGGCCAATATGGTTCTATCGCTCTTGATGGCTCGCTCTCGAGTTTTGGTTCTGTCTCACGAAATGGCTCGCTCATGGCGATTGGTTCTGTCGGGCGAGATGGCTCGTCAGACCACCGGGCTGATCTTATGCGCGTGGCCTAAGATTCCAATCGCGTAAGGCAAAGGCGGCTGGCGCCCGTGGTGCTGGACGTACATAACCTCATGGAGGTGGGCCAGCAGCAGCTTGGCCGCATACCGAGTCGCCCTCGCATGGATGTGGGCCGGCGGCAGCTTGCCTTGGATGTATGCCTTGTAGGCATCCGTATCCTTGCCAATCTTCTTCTTGGTCAGGATGTCCGCCGCCTGCGCCGCGAAGTCTCCGCGCTCGTTCTTCTCGATCTCCTGCAGCTTACGAGCCTTATAGAACTTGCCGTAGGTTGCGTTCTCGTTGCCAGAGACCTTGACGAATGATTCACCCGCCTTCCAACACAGCACCTTGAGGGCTGCATTCCACGGCCGCTTCTCACCCTTGTTCCAGACCTTGGTAGGCTCGAGTCCAGCGAAGCTCCAGAACGCACCCGCCGTCTCGGCCTTGGTGATGTCGAGGTGGGCCAACAAACCCGCCGCGATGACAGGACCGATACCGACCTGTGCCCGCAGCCACTTACCTACCGGATCATTGGCACTGTAGACATCCAGCGCCGCCTTGATCTGGTCCTCGAGCGTCCGGTTCATGTCGGCCAACCACTGGACAACAGCATGAGGCTCGCCATCCTTGGCCATCGATCGGACCTGCCCGTCGTTGCGGATCCGATTGTCCTGCAGCTGGTAGTAGGCATCGACCAGAAACCTGGCCTCGTCCTTGCCGAGTACAATCCCGGCGAACTTCTCGTCCTTCGTAAGCTTTCGTATCCCCTCCTGGATTACGCCAATGCTAGGGGTGTCTTCGTCCATCATTGTCATTAGTCTTTCCCTTCCAATGAAAAATCCATCCATGCGGCGATCACTTCGGCCGCAACTTGCGGGACAATCGCATTGCCATAGGCGCGCAGTCGTCCCACCCTTGAGACAGCCCCATCAACCAACGGGAATGTGCCGGGTTCAACTGGCCTCCACTTGCCATCCCTGCAGAAGATCCAGTCAGCATCTCGCCAGACGCCGTTAGTCGGGCGGGCTGCGGATTCGCCGCCAGCATATGCACCGCTTGGTTGTTCAGCTGCTCGCCCTTCGTCCCGCCACCCCGCTCGCTCCACGGCAGGGCATTCGCGAACCGATAGTCTCGCGTCGTCGGCGTCGGCCAGCCTGCTAGGTCGGCTGTCCCTGGTAGCTTCAGCACCGGCCTGTCGTGGTCCCCCCGACTGTAGGAATACTTGCTGCCCGTCGCGTCGTTCACCACTGGCGTCGGCCAGCCCGATAGCTGCGACGCCGTCTGAATGTTCATCCCGCCCGCTCGACCCTGCGTCCCGGCTCCCGTGCTGCTGCTGGTGTGCGGCGTCGGCCACCCAATACAATCGCTGTCGGATATGCGGCGCCCCGACGCCCGCAGCGCAGAGATCGACCGCTGCGCTGGCGTAGTCCGCTCCTTCCAAGTCAGCTTGTACAAGGTCGAGCCAAGCGAGGCCGTCCTTGCTCGCAACCTGTTCGCCAAAGACAACGCCAGGTTTGCACTCCGCAATGAGACGGAAGAGATCGGGCCAGAGGTGTCGCTCGTCATCGAACCCGCCTCCCTTACCGGCAGCACTGAAGGGCTGGCAGGGGCAGCTGCCTGTCCAGACGGGTCGGTCGTCCGCCCATCCAGCCAGTCGAAGAGCGGCAGACCAGACCCCGATCCCTGCAAAGAAGTGGCACTGCGTGTACGTCTTGATGTCATCCGGCTGCACGTCCCTGATTGATCGTTCATCCACATCGCCGGCGGCAATGCGCCCCGCAGCGATCAGGTTCCGCAGCCACGCCGCAGCATACGGGTCGATCTCGTTGTAATAGGCGGTCATCCGCTGACCTCGCTTACAATCATGCCGCCAGCGCCAGCATAGCCATCGCCTCCTCTTTCGGCAGGGTGTTGATCACCACTGCGTCAGGGTACTTGCCAGCGATGTGCTTCAGCCATGCCTCGAGCGTGTGACCCTTCATCGCCACTTGGTACAGCAGCGAGCCATCGACCGGCGGCTCCTTGAAGTACAGCACCTTGGTCTTGGTCGCCCCGTACATACGGGTCAGCGCACGGTTGAGCAGGAACTGGTTCACCAGATCCCCGCACACCGTCTCAAGGCTGGCCGAGATGCCCTCTTCGTCGTCACCGAATGTGATGCGCGGGTAGGCCGCAGCGATGCGCTCATCCAGCGCAGGCAGATCGCCATAGTTCCGGCCCTCCACCCCGTGGAAGTGATCCGGCCCGCCATGCCCATCGTTGCCGACCACGCCCCAGCGGACACCGTCCACGTACAGCGTCGCCTCGTAGCAGTGCGTCTCCTGCGACGCGAAATCACTGTGCTTGATATTCTTCAGTTCAATCATCGTCTTCCCTTTCTGACCAAGCATCATCAGCTGCCTGGCATTCCCCGTCATGCTCATCCTCGGACGCCGTCACGGCACCCCAGAAATCCGACTCTGTGTCGTAGTTACGCGGGTTAATCATCATTGTCACCCCTTAAAGTCTCCCATGATGGCAGCTCTTCGATCTGCTGCAGCAACTGCGTCACACCCTCAGGCGTCAGCCATCCCACCACATCGTCCGTGACGGGTGTCGTGGTGTCGATCTTGCAGTCACCCACGCCAGCGCCTCGGACTACCGCGACCTCATACATATGGGGCCAGCCATAGCTGATCTTGCAGCGGATCACGCTCGCACCGAACCCATTGGGGAAGAACGCTGTCGCCCATACCCCCTCGCCCATATCGTGCGGCTTGAATGTCAGTTCATCAAACGTCATCACAGGATCGCCTTCAGCCCCTCACGCACCGTGTCCTCAGGATCAAGGATACTGTTTTCAATCCTCATATCGACACGATGTTCGACATGATCCCAGACCGCATCACTAAGACTATCAGCCACGCTCTCGGCACGCTCGCTGATCACCTCAAGCACCCGATCGCTGAACCCTTCGGGGGTATCCTGGTCAGGCCGGATGAGGACCTTGACCGTCTCAAGCAGTCCCTCCATCACCGACACCCTCTCATTCAGCACGTCGAGCCGCTTGTCCGCGACCATCAGCGCGTCGATCATCAGGGTCATCAGTAAGCTCTGATGGGTCATCAAGCGTGACGCCTCATCCCTCATCATCTCAGTCCCCTTATCACTCATGCCGCTTCCCTTTCCTTCGCCCACTTCTTGCCCGCACCATGCGCAGCAATCTGTATTGAGACGCGCGCCTTACCGCCCGTCCCCATGCACGCCTTGCAGTCAATGCACTGCACCTTGCGACCCGCTTCTTCACTGGCCGGGCATGTCATCTCTAATTTATCGATCGGGTCCGTCCCGACCCTGAACGTGCGCCATCCCAGCGCCCGCGCCTCGAGCATCTCTTCCGGCGTATCAACAGACGCCATCAACAGCCGGGACCAGGCGGAACCCTTAGCCCGCCACTGATGGGTATACCCGGTCCAGCCCTCAGCGTTCGCAGTCAGTCGATCCCACACCTCAAGAGGCACAGCGGCAGGGTCACCATACGTCCCCAGCCTGATCATCTGCCCGGTAAACATCATGCCCGCCACGCTAGGCGGCACGCGCCGGTAAATCCCCCGACTGAACGCATCATAGATGACACGCGGCCCATGAATGAGCGTCACGTAGCAGCTGCGCTCCTTGCCCGTGCCATCACCACGGTGCCGACAATCCCCGCATATAGAGCGGTCAGCACCAGCCTGGACGGCCGCGAACGGCCCCATGTCCGACCTCAGAATATAGGTCTGAACCATCTCTCCCGTTTTCGTGTTCGCCTTGCTGCGTACCGTGCCAACAGCGATCACGACGATCGGGCCACCGTCTATCTCAGACGGACCTTCCCATATGATCATCCTAACTCCTTCCTAACAACGCGCTAACAACGCCTAACATCAGCCAGCCCGCGCGAACGGACTGACCCAGCGGGCACCCGAACAGCGGTCAAGCCGCCGGATCCAAGATTGCTGGTTCGTATGGCTCTCCCGCATCGCAGGAAAAATCCCGTGACGATCGCGCCAGAGGGCCAAGAACGCCGACATATCGGCATCCTCCTCAAGGTACACAGTGTCCCTGTCCCTGTAGGAATAGCCGCTGTAATCGGCATCCGACTGACCCAATTCGGCCAGCATCTGAAGCGGTACACCCAGCCAGCCATGACCGGGGTCCTGATAATAAACCAGTGTCTTCATACGTCCTCCTTAGTAATCCAGCGCACGCACAGCGTCCGCCTCCGGAAAATTCCGGATCGTCCCCGTCTCATCATCAATGAATGTAAACGGTACAGTGCCAGTCACAGCGGCCGGTTTAACCCAGCCGTAGTAGTCACGATCGCCCAGCTCCACGACGACAAGCGTCGTATAACCGGCGCGTTTAGCCACGGTTTCAAACGTCATATCTCGACCTCACTGGGCTGTTAGGCGCGTGCGCTTGGCAAAACTCCAAGCGTCATTCCACAAGAGACAATCGGCTTCGCTGTCCCCGTTGATCTCGCGTCCGGTAACAGACGTGAACGCCTCGGACATCGCCTCGTTAGCGTCGCAGTAGTCATGCGAGGCACAAATGCTATCGCCCACGTTTGCCACGTTGACGCGACGCATTTCCTCCCATTGCGAATGCTTGAGCCAGCCAGCCAACACATTGGCGAACCTCTCGCCGATCACTTCGACCGACCCTTGGCGCGCGATAGCCAGCGCTTCCGCCAGCGTGTCGTATTCCCCGATCAGCGCGTCATTGTGCCGCGTCATCACGGCAAACCTCAGCGTCCGCTCGGGGAATTCCCGCAGTGACGGATCGACGTAATCGACCCAGATCACAACGCCTGAGCACTCGAATGATGGGCTGGTGTCGTTGTGCCAGCTCATATCTTCCCACCCGGCCGCGATCAGCGACGCACAGTCAGCGCCACCATCGAAGTCAGGGAATTCTTCCTTCCAAGCCATCAGGAGAACTCCTGAATTACCCAGAAGTCCTGCCCGCGCTGTTGGCACAGCGTGCGGGCCTCAACGCCGAACTCTTCGGCGTCAACAATACGGGCACGCAATGCCCGCAGCTCATCGACGAAGCGATCATTCGCCTCGTGACGAGCGGCCTCAATGGCCGCAGCCCTACGGGCCACCTCACTACCATTCAACATCAAACCCTCCTGTTTTTCGAGACATCAAATACGTCCCGCTGCGTCTCTGCATCCGTCATGATCTCAGACTGACCATGCTCAGAACCATACCAAGGATCATAAAACAGGTCACGTCCTACACCATAGACAGCTGCCATTTCAACAGCCCTTTTGGGAGGCAGAGAGTTAGCCTTGAGCCACCCATAGACGGCGCCAGGCGTGACCTCGCACTCTCGCGCAAAGGCCGAGACACCACCGTAGCAGCGCACGACATACGCCAGATTTACCCGCTTCATAGTAACCCCTTTATAGTGACCCACTGTAAACCAACGCCGGATTACAGTAGGTCACTGCATACAGCAACCCACTGAAATTACAGCGGGTCACTTCATACAGCGGGTCACTACGGAATTACAGCGGGTCACTGCAATTTTACAGTGGTTCGCTACGTTTTTGTTCATCTTTTGGGACCCCCACCCTCAATGAAATCAAAGGGTTAGCGGTCACAGATTTTCCAGGAGATAGAGCCATAGAAAACCTGTTAGTGGTTCACTATAAACCACCTCTATATATATATATCTCTTTTTATAGAGTTATTAATAAAGATGGTGAGTAGAAACAATAGCTTAGCCGTTACAGACCGCCAAAATGTTAACGGTCGGCAATGGATAAGTCATTGATATCTCCGGGGAGTTTAGGTTGTCAGCCCCTATTCAATATCCTGAAAACCGCCCTAGGAATAGCGGGGGTCCAGACCAGCGCTCGCCGGCCTGGAACCTGGGCCTAGGATAGGGCGCGCTCAAGAAGCGCGCCCATCACAATAATCATCAGGAAAACTGCTACGCAAAGCGTACCAGCGTCCTTCACTTCAAGGACTTCAGTTCGGCCTTGATCCTGCGAGCATTCTCGCCACGCCAGCTTGCGGCATTGGAGAGGAAGTACAGGACCACCGATCGGCCGCTGTCTGCGTAGTAGTCGTCATCAATCGATGACAACTCCCGCATCGCGTCGAGGTAAGGCTTGGCCGCGTAGTTAACCGGCGACCAGTCCTTGCGGATCTCGCGCGCGATCTCGTACAGCGGGCGGCTCACAGTCCGAACCTCCGCTGGCGGCTCGCACCACCAGTGGCAGTGCGTACCGGGCAACGGCTAGGCTCACGGCTCGCGAGCCACGCGGCAACGGCCGCGCGTTCAGCTTCATTCATTCTGTTCCCTTTCAGACATGGGTGATCGCACCTAGCCGCAAGCGGCAGGTGTGACGGGTAGAACAGCTGGCAAGGGAAGTAAGAGGGGGCCTAAGCCCCCTCTGCCGCCTTCACAATCCAATCGGCGAATATCTCATCGTTCGAGCGTGAGTATCCCATATAAGCGCCTCTTGCGCGCTTCCAGATATCTCCGCCACGATAGACGGATGATATCAGGTGACCTGATAGGTCAACATGGGGCTCGCGCTTAAGCTTTAGCGGGCTCAATCCAAGCGTGGGTGCATGAACCATAACAGTCCTTGCAAGCGTCCGCTTGTCATGTGCACGCCGCCGCTTATTGCGGTTGCTTGCCATTGCTCTTTTCCCTAATGGGCGGGCCATAATCGGCCCTAGAACGTCTCCGGGATTTCTCCCCGGCGACAATCAAACGATGCACCATAAAACCGGCATATGATACTAATCTAAGGTTGTATTATGCGTTTTTTTTAAAAAAGATTGCTACCTATGGGCGAGCTTCCCCTTGCGCAAGGAAAGGCTTGCGCGTGCGTGTGCGAGCGTGTGCGTGTGTGCGAGCGTGTGCGTGTGCTGGTTGCGAATGAAAATCATTCTCACCATAGTTGCATTTGATAATCATTCGCATCTGGCTTGCGTGCGCCCATGCGTGCGTGCGATCGCGCGATCGCGTGCGTGTGCGCGGGCATGTGCGTGCGCGCCAGGCGTGCGTGCGGCCGCGACCAGGCGCCCCCACCCAGGCACTCGCGCGCGCCCGCGCCGCCCGCGCACGTATATATACCCCCGCTCCCCCGCATTTCATAAAAAAACCATACTTTTCCCCAACCATATAACCTACCCCCACACCGGTTAAATTATCTACCCCGGCTGGCCTTTGATTCCCCAAAAATTTATTATATAATTGAAACGGAACAAGGGATCGGTTTTATGGCTGACGATTTCACGAGTATCCTGGGTGAGGAGGCGTTGTTTGGTGTTGAGGGTGATACCCGGTTGACGCCTGAGGCGATTTTCGTGGAGGAGTATGTTCGCTCTGGGAACGCTTATATGGCGTGTAACAAGAGTGGGATGGTTGATCCGCGATATCCGATGGAGGTGGTGGCTCGTCGGACGTTGGAGCGGCCGGAGATCCAGGCGGCTATACGGTTTACGAGGGAGTTGAAGGCGCGTGGGGAGCGTGTGTCTTTGCGTGAGATTCCGGGGATGTATAGCCGGGAGATGTTGTTGGATGAGTTGCAGCGGACGCATGAGCAGGCTTTGGCGGATAAGCAGTATGCGAGTGCGATTACGGCGGTGAAGACGCAGGCGCAGTTGTTGGGGTTCATGGAGCAGACGGTGAATATTAATCACCGGGTGGCTGTGCGGGAGATGTCGTTGGAGGATTTGCGCCGGTTGGTGAGTGAGCGTGGTGCGATGGTGGACGTGATTGATGTTACGCCAATAGTGAAAGGGATTGGAAATGGGATGGATTTGGCCGTGGTCGGAGATTCGACGGTTAAGGGCTGAGATTGAGGTGTTGAAGGCTGAGTTGAAGGTGGCTCAGAGGAATGACGCCAGAGACGAAGATGGTCGTTTTACGAGGACGGTGGCGAATGACTGACTCTGTTAAGACGGACAATAAGATGGCCGATAAGATGAGCATTATTGAGGTGCCGACTGGGGCGGATGAGATGTTGCGGCTGGCGCGGGCGGCACACCACTTTGATCACATCATCATGATCGGCGTAACTGAGAACCGGAACATCGGCGTGTACGCGAATATTATTTCCCCCACGGCGCTGCTAATTCTGGAGCATGTAGTGTCTAGGCTGCAGCCGGAGGAGGTCTGTAATGCTTGAGGGCGCCACTGAGACGGTCATGACTGAAGCGATCGTTCGTGCTGAGGCTGATGTCCGTGGGTTTCTGCGGACGTACCGGGATCCTGAGGGTCCGAAGCGGGTGGTTGTGGATATCTCGGAGGCGGGTTGGGATGAGGCTTGGGTCTTTGTGGACCGTGTGATGGATCTGGGTAAGCGGTTGGCTGAGTGAATGAACGCTGAGATTAGTTATGACGAGCTGCTCCAGGAGCTGATTGCCCGTGAGGAGGCGATGCAGTCGCTGGCGTCGTACATTGAGTACGTCAGTGGGTTGAAGCCGCCGCCGCACCTGAAGCTGGTGTGTGACAAGCTGGACGCGGTGCTTGAGGGGAAGATCAAGCGGCTGATGATTTCAATGCCGCCTGGTCATGGGAAGTCGTTCACGGCCTCGCACTATTTCCCGGCGTATTTGTTGTCGAAGTACCCTGAGCAGAACGTGATCTTCAGCACGCACAAGCAGGAGCTATCGGACAGTTTTGGTTTGAAGGTGCGCAATACGATCAAGTCGGACGAGCATCAGCGGATTTTCCCTGAGAGTGGGATCTCGACGGACAAGACGGCGGCTGGCGAGTGGATGACGCTTAAGGGTGGTGGCTATCATGCCACGGCTGTGGGCGCGAACGTGACTGGCCGGCGGGGTGACATCCTCATTGGGGACGATCTGCTGTCGGGCATCATGGCGGCTGAGAGTGAGAGTGAGCGGAACAAGCTCTGGGCCTGGTACGGGGCGGATTTTTATACGCGGCGGAAGAACAAGAACACGCCAATCATTTTGATTGGGACGCGCTGGCACCTGGGCGACCACATGGGTCGTCTGGACCAGGGTGAACGTGACGGAGACGGCGATAAGTGGAATCGGGTTGTTCTCCCGGCTGTCGCTGTTGAGAAGGATATCCTTGGGCGAAAGCCTGGGGAGGCTTTGTGGCCGGAGCAGTTCCCGGAAGAGGAGCTGGATAAAATAAAGAAACAGCCGAGTACGACTCGGCGGATATGGTCGTCGCTCTATCAGCAGAATCCGGTGGTGGATGCTGGTGGGATTATTGATCAGACGTGGTGGAAGTGGTGGAAGCAGCGCGAGCCGCCGAATGTTCAGTATGTTTTGCAGGCGTGGGACACGGCGCTGACGGCGAATAAGTCGTCGGCGTATAGTGCGAGTACGACCTGGGGCGTGTTCAATGACGACAACGATATCCCGAACCTGATCCTGCTATCGACGTGGCGCGGTCGGGTGGAGTGGCCGGTGCTGCGGCGTATGGTGCAGCGGATGGCGACGGATTATCGGGATGATAACTACGACGTAACGATCCGGCCGAATGCGTCACGGAAGCCGGATACGATCCTGGTGGAGGCGAAGGCGAACGGGCAGATGCTGATCCACGATCTGGCGAGAGCTGGCATCGTGGCGACGAAGTTTAACCCTGACAAATTTGGTGATAAGATAGCCAGAGTTCGTTTGGTAACTGATCTTATTGAAAACGGCAGGGTGTGGTTGCCAGCAGCGGCTCCGACGTTTGAGAGGCTTCGCCCTTGGGCTGAAGAGTTTATGGAACAGTGCACGCAGTTTCCTTCGGCGGATTCTCGGGACTGGGTTGATACGATGACGATGTCGTTCTTGAGGATCAAACAATCTGGTTGGGTTTCGAATACGGATGATCCTACTGAGATGCAGTATGATACGGCTCTGGAACGCGGTGCGTTTTATTGATAGGTAGGGTCATGGCTAGAAAACCGTTCCTGACGCTTGCTGATGTTGAACGTCCCCGCTTTGAGGGGATTGGCGGTCCTGACGTTCCTATGCCTGACGGCGACATTGAGATCGACCTGCCGGATGATGAAGGCTCGATGGTCGATGGAGCGTTGCTGACGGAAGACGACGACGGTGGGGTGACCGTTGATTTTGAGCCGGAAGACGAAGAGGCTGGCGACCCGGAAGAACACGGCGCGAACCTGGCCGAGTTCATGTCGGCTACGGAATTGTCGGGTCTTGGCGAGCAGCTGATGAGCGGCGTCGAGGACGACAAGGAAAGCCGTGGCGAGTGGGAAGTCACGATGCAGCGCGGCATCGAGCTTCTGGGCCTGAAGATTGAGGATCGCACGACGCCGTTCCAGGGTGCGTGTGGTGTGTTTGACCCGCTGATGTCTGAGGCGGTGATCCGCTGGCAGGCTGTGGCGCGCGGCGAACTCATGCCGTCTATGGGTCCAGTGAACACGCAGGTGATCGGGGTTTCAACGCCGGCTGTTGAGGACCAGGCGAGCCGCGTCAAGGATTGGATGAACCTGTACCTGACGCAGCTGGCACCGGAGTACTACGAAGAGTTCGACCAGATGCTGATGTGGCTGCCGTTGGTGGGCAGCACGTTCAAGAAGGTCTACCAGGATCCGGTTCTCGGCCGCCCAGTGGCGCGGTTTATCACGCCGGAGAACTTCATTGTCTCGTATGGCACGAGCGACCTGACCACGTCGCAGCGGTATACGCACATCACGCCAATGACGAAGCGTCAGCTGCGTCTGGCCCAGCTTGCCGGCATGTATCGGGACATCGACCTGGGGGATCCTGAGGAGAACCTGGATCAGGGATCACCCGTTCAGTCGGCTGTGAACTCCACGCAGGGGATCAGTCCGGGCGCTGAGGGCTCGGATGAGTACCGTATCTATGAGGTGTATGCGGATCTGGATCTGGCGGGCTTTGAGAACCCGGACAATATCCCGCTGCCGTATATCGTTTCGATTGATGAAGACAGCCGCAAGGTTCTGGCTGTTCGTCGGAACTGGAAGGAAGGCGATGTTGCGTTCGCGAAGCGCGATCGCTTTGTGCACTACAAGTTTATCCCCGGTCTGGGCTTCTATGGTCTGGGTTACGCCCACATCCTGGGGAATTCGGCGAAGACCGCGACGAGCATCCGCCGCCAGCTGATCGATGCCGGAACGTTGAACAATTTCCCTGGTGGCCTGCGGGTCAAGGGGATGCGTATTGAGGATAATAACCTTGGGATTGGCCCGACCGAGTTCCGTGAAATCGACACGGGCGGCCTGCCGATTCAGAATGCAATCATGCCGATGCCCTACAAGGAGCCGTCATCGGTTTCTCTGGAGCTTCTCCGGGAAACCTACGAGGGAGCCAGGGGGCTGGCCAATACCGCTGAGATCGCGGTTGGCGAGGGTCGTCAGGACGCACCCGTGGGGACCACAGTGGCCCTCATGGAGGCCGCGACTCGGGTGCAGTCGGCCACTCTGAAGCGCTCTCACAAGGCGCTGGACCGCGAACTGAAGATGATCGCGGAACTCTTCGGTGAATTCCTGCCTGAGGTACCGTACCCCTTCCCGGTTCGGGGCGGGAAAGCGGCGATCATGCGCAAAGATTTCAGCGATGAGATTGATGTGATCCCGGTTAGTGATCCAAACATCTCGTCGTCGGCACAGCGAATGATGCGGGCTGAGGCTCTGCTGCGGTTTGCCACCCAGCAGCCTGAGCTGCACGATCTGCGCGCTGCGTTCCAGCAGATGTACGTCGAGATGGGTGTGGATCCTGAGCGCATCCAGATGATCCTGCCGAACAAGGAGCAGGAAGCGAAGCCGCTGGATCCGCTGACGGAGAACCAGAACGCGATCACCGGCAAGCCTCTCAAGGCGGCTGAATACCAGGATCATGATGCGCACATCGCGTCACATGCGCCGATCGCGGAGAACAATCCGCCCATGCAGGCGCACATCAACGAGCATTTGGCGTTGAAGATGCGCGTCCAGGTGCAACAGCTTATCGGCCAGCCGCTACCGCCTCCGGGCCAGCCGCTACCGCCTCAGGTTGAGAACCAGCTTGCGATCATGGTGGCCAAGGCCATGCAGCAGTTGGCACCGCAGTATAAGGCGCAGCCTGATCAGCAGCCTGATCCGTTCGCGCAGGTCGAGATGGCGAAGATTCAGCAGCGAGATGCAGATAGTCAGCGTGATTCTGACACCAGGCTGCAGATTGCTTCTATGGAAAACCGGAGCGAGGCAGAGGACCGTGTCAGTAAGGAACGGACAGCTGCCATGAAAATAGAGGCCGAAATGGCCCGTGGTCTTTCCCCGCAATTTAATGGAGGCCGTAATGGCTGATGACTCCCAGCGGGCGAAGGCTCGCTCAACCTTTGGTTCCTCGTTCTTTGAGAACTCCAAGGCTATTCCCGCGCCGAAAAACTTTGCTGCGGCTCAACAGAAGACGGCCAACAGCCGCCCGATCCCGACGTTCAAGGTCGGTGGCGCGGTGAAGAAAGCTGACAGCGGTATGCCCCGCAATCGGCCAATGCCGTATGACAAGATGGGCAGCAAGCTGCCGCGCAAGGCTGACGGTGGCCTGACGGATGTCCGTAAGGCGGCTGTTATGCAGCGCGCTATGGGTGACCAGCCAGGTGTGCCGATGACTGGCATGGGCACACAGCCGATGAAGGTCATGAAGCATGGCGGCAAGGTCATGAAGAAGGCTCAGGGCGGTACCGTTAAGCCGGCCCCGAATAAGAGCGGCGGCAAGAAGGATGCCGAGTACGGCGACTACGTAATCTCCGGCCGGCCCAAGATGCCCCCGCCGAAGAAGGCTGCCCCGCGTCCCACGATGCCTCCGAAGACTGGAGACAAACGTGACGCTGAGTACGGCGACTACGTCATTGCCAAGGCAATGGGTGGCGGGGTCCAGACCTCGTCTGACACTGCGCGCAAGCTGGCCACTGAAATGGGTGGCATGAAGCACGGTGGGGTTCAGAAGAAGAGCCTCGGCGGCGTTCTAAAAAAGATTGCTCCATATGCCGCTATGGGCGTCATCGGCGCTGCGCTTGGTAAGAAGAACCCCCTCAAGGCCGGGGCTCTTGGTGCCGTCGGAGCTTTGATGATGGGCAAGAAGAAGAAGCCGATAGTGCCTCCGGCTGCTGGTGCTGGCGTTGGTTCTAGCGTCGCGGCTGGCGCTGGTACTCCCGTGAAAGATCAGCCGGGTGTCAACAAGTACTTTGTTGATGACACCTTCGACACCACTGACAAAAACAAATTCATGCAGGTCAAAAAAGGCGGTCCTGTCGGCAAGTATGCTGTCGGTGGCGCTGGCAAGACCCGTCTGGGTATGGCTCCGATCAAGCGGGCTCAGGGCGGCGCGGCTAAGGTACGCAAGGGTATGATGACCCCCAAAGGTAAGATTACCCCTGGTGTCAAACCGCACAAGGGTATCGGTGCCTTCTAGTGCCGAGTCGGTCGAAATCTCAATTTCGGCTAATGGCGGCGGCGGCGAACAATCCAAAGTTCGCCGCCAAGGCCGGCGTTCCGTTGAAAGTGGCCAAAGAATTCCACGCTGCGGATCGTTCTAAATCGTACAAAAAAATACCGGAGAGAGTTAATGAGCGCGGAAGAGCTTCGAAGGCGCACGATAGATAAGCTGGGCAGCGCGCGAGATAGCGCTGTTGAGTACGCACTTAACGTGCGGTTCCGCCCCTCATCGGGTGGCGATCGGTTTACCCCTGCCACGACTGTAGAAGAAATTGCCCTTCAGGCTATCGAAGGGAATGCGTTGGCTCGCGCGTATGCGAATGCGATCGAGGCCATCAACGAAACGTACAGGCAAATGCATCAGCCTGACGACGACAAAATACCGGAGCAAAAAAGAAAGGAAATGTACTGATGACCGAGATAATTCGAAAACCCTCGAGGGAAGAGTTTGAGGACGACCTGGCCTTCATTCAGGCCAACTCTCAATCGGCACCGACCCTGAGCAACATTGAACCTCACGAGGAGGTCGCTGCCCAAGACCTCATTGATGAACACTTCGTGGAGATGACTGGCCGGCCGTTCACCATGAAACCGGCTGGCTATCTGATCGCGACGAAGATCTATGTTCGTCCCGAGGAACTGAAGACGATCACGCGGGACGATGGCACTGAGGTGTCGATCTACCTGCCCGACACTGTCCGTGCGGAAGACAAGTATCAGTCTGTCTCGGCTCTGGTCTGTGCGGTTGGTCCTGAGGCTTATCAGGGCGAGAAGTTTGAGCGTAGCGGCCCGTGGTGCAAGGTCGGCGACTGGGTTCTGATCCCGCGTTACGAGGCGACTGCTGTCTCCTATCGTGGCGTGGCGATGGCCCTGCTCCCCGACGATCGGATCATGGCTGTGATTGACGGGCCTGACGATGTTCAGGCTGCTAACCTGGCGGATAAGTATTGATCATGTCTGAAGAAATGGACCTACCCATTCATGAGGATGGGCCTGATGACGACGTTGAGATTGAGATCACGGAAGAGGATCTCGCGGATGACTCTGATGGAGAACTTCCCAGATCTGAACCCGACGCCGAAGAAGGTGCGGAAGCTCAAGCTGAAGAGGACGAGGAAGAAGAGGAGGCCCGTCCGAAGCGCAAGCGTTCTTCCGAAAAGCGAATCTCGGAATTGGCGAGGCGTGCGCAGGATGCCGAAAGGCGCGCACAAGACGCGGAACTGAGGCTTGAAGGTGAGGCTCAACTGCGGCGTCAATCCGACGCTGCGATGATGACCCACTACGAGAGCGCTCTCTCAGCTCAGATGCACGATGCCAAGCGTAAGCTGCTTGAGGCCAAAAGCCTTGGTGACAGCGAGGCTGAGATTGATGCTCAGGGTGAGTTCTTCCAAGCCCAGACCGATCTGGCCGGCGTAAAGGCATGGCGCGCTCAGCAGCTTACAGAGCAGCCTGAGCAGACCAGGGAGGTTCGTCGTGCGCCTGCAGAGGAGCAGCGGCCCCAGCTTGAGCCTGCTACGGCTGATTGGGTCCAGACGAACGAGTGGTTCCAGCCTCAGTCTCCAAGCTTTGACGCGGAGATGCACGAGGAAGCCACGCTATATGCCCGCCGGATTGAACGCCGGTATAAGGCTGATGGCCGTGGGGATGAGATTGGCGGATCTGTTTATTTCCGGGAAATCGATAAGCACATGCAGGAAGAGTTCCCGGATGCGTTCGAAGGTAGATCTGCTCCCAAGCGGACCACTCCACCGATGAATCGAGACAGGGGGGTCGCTCCTGTTTCTCGTGGAGGTCAGCCTACCCAGAACGCTCGATCTTCCAACAAGATTCGCCTTTCCGCAGAGCAACGGAAGTTCGCCCAAAACATGGCGGCTTCAGGAGCTTACACCAAACCGGGCGGTGCCCGGATGAGCAACGAGGAAGCGGAAAAATACTATGCCGTTTACCTCATGAAACAGAGCCGGAGTTAATCATGCCCCCTCGTAAAACAAGAGTCGCCGAAGAGCGCGCTTCCAACACTCGTGAAACCGAAATGCGTTCAGCTCCGGTTGCGCACTACCAGTCGAAGCTGTACGTCCCGCCGAATAAGATCCCATCTGGGGTGACCTATTCGTGGGTTCGTGAAACCACCCTGAACGAGCCGGATCCGGACAATATGACCGACCGCATGGTTCGTGGTTGGCATCCCGTCCCGGCCTCTCGTCACCCCGAAATGGTTCCTCCCCCGCTTCCGGGCTATGAGGGCATTGAGGTCCAGGTCATCCGCCGAGGCGGCCTGATGCTGTGCGAGCGTCTGTCTCGAGACGTGTCGCGTGACCGGCAGATTCGCGATCGTGAGAACCTGGAGATGCTTCAGGATGTCGCGTGGACTGGAAATGCAGACCCGAACCTTCCACGGTTTGAGGATCAAAGCAGCGGGGTTGGCTTTGAAAGGGTGACCTCGTTTAAGGATTAACTCTCCGGTCCACGGAGCTTAGGTTTCGTGGCTACTTTGCCCCCATCGATGAGCAATTGACGTTGCCTGTCGATGGGGGTACTTTTATGAATCACCGATGGCCGTCACGTATCGTGCCAAAACTTCGATAGTGGTCACGTACCCACTGATAGCGAGCGCCGTCACGTACCGGCAAATCCCTCAAACCCTCAGCTTGGAGTTTTCGAATGTCATTCGGAACCAATGCGCCTCAGGGTCTTCAGCCTGTCCGTAAGCTTGACGGCTCGGCGTGGACCTCGTCTCTCAATAGCTATCAGATCGTTACGACCTATGCGTCTTCCATGTTCACTGGCGACCCCGTCACCATTGGCAGTGATGGCTACCTCGCTCGCGGTGTTGCCGGCTCGGCAATCGTGGGTGTGTTCATGGGTGTGAAATATACTGACTCGACTGGCACCGTGAAGTTCATGCCTTACTGGCCTGGCAACCCCGGCGTCCAGACCGGCTCGACCGTGGAAGCCCTCGTGCTTGACGACCCGAACCTCGTGTTCAGCATTCAGGAAACCAATGGTTCCGGCGCTGCTGGCACCCCTCTCGCTCTGGCCGATCGTGGTCTGAACGCCAACTTCCTGTACACCGCCGGCAATACCGCGACTGGTCAGTCTGCTGTGTCGCTTAACAATGCCACTGAAGCAGATACCAGCAGCTTGAACCTCAAGATCATTGATCTTGACCCGACTCCGGGCAACGCTCTCGGCTCTTTTGCCAACTGGCTCGTCACCGTTAACAACCACCTCTACAAGGGTGGGGTTACTGGCATCTAAGAATCGCGGACAGGGAGATTAACCAATGGCGATTAATACAACCTCTATCCGCGACTTGCTCCGTCCGGGGCTGGCTGCGGTTTTCGGCGACTATCCTCAGTATCCTGGGCAATGGTCGGAAATCTTCGAAAAGCACACCTCCGATAAGGCGGTCGAAATCGAAGTGGAAGTGAAGCTGCTTGGTCTGGCTCAGATCAAGGCTGAAGGTGCATCAACGGCCTACCAAGACATGGGCCAGCGGTTCGTCACGAACTACGTGAACCGCTACACCTCGATCGGCTTCATCATCACTCGTCAGGCGATCAAGGATAACCTGTACCAGTCCTCGTTCCCGCTGCAGGCCAAGGCTCTGCGGCAGTCGATGGCTCAGACCAAGGAAGTCCTCGGCGCTTCGGTCATGAACAATGGCTTCTCGTCCAACTTCCCCATCGGCGATGGCCAGCCGTTCTTCTCGACGGCTCACCCGATCGACAACGGTACGGTTGCGAACACCTTCACGGTGCAAGCTGACCTTAACGAAACGTCGCTTCAGGACGCCATCGTTGGCACTCAGCGTTACCGTGACGCCGCCGGCCTTCGCATCATGACGAAGCCGACCAAGCTGATCGTTCCCGCTGAACTGCAGTGGACGGCCACCCGCCTGCTGGAATCTCAGTTCCGTACCTCTACGGCGAACAATGACATCAACGCGATCTACAACAACTCTGCGGTTCCGCAGGGCTATCGCGTGAACATGTTCCTCACGGATACGAACTCGTGGTTCCTGCTGTCGGACGCGCCGAACGGCCTGAAGTACTACGAACGTGAAGCCCTCGAAACCGACGTGTACACGGATTTCGACACCGACAACCTCAAGGCCAAGGCCATTGAGCGTTACTCCTTCGGTGTTTCGAACTTCCGCGCCGCGTGGGGTTCGCAAGGCGCTTCTTAACCTGGAGGGGGCGGCTTCGGTCGCCCCCTTGCTAGTGGAGAAAAACAATGACTCACTTCTCTGACGGCGTCCGGGTTGGTGCGAACTTCGACAACAACGGGACGGCGTCCCTTCCGGGCGCGGCGACCTCGCCGATCTACGTCTACAGCATCGTTCCGGCCACTATGGCCACGAACAACATTTCTACGGCTCAAGCCGTTGCTGGTGCGGGTAACCTAACCATCACCGGCACGTTGGCGACCGGCGGCGTTGCGACCCTGGACGTTCCCCGCATTGTTCGTATCACCAGCAGCAGTGCTAGTGACACGGTCGAGACGGCGACTGTCTATGGAACGGACACCTACGGTATCTCAATGTCGGAACTTATTACGTTCGGCGGCGCTGCTACCGTGTCTGGCCTGAAGTCGTTCAAAACCGTCACTCGGGTTGCAATCTCTGCAGCTCTGGTCGGCAACGCTTCTGTTGGCACTGGTGATGTCTTCGGCATTCCCTATGTGGCGACGACCCGGAACTCCGTGCTTACCGCCTACAATGGCGCCTTTGTAACCACAGGTACCTTTGTGGCTGCTGTTACCACGAGCCCAGCGACGACCGCCACTGGCGACGTTCGCGGGACTTATGCGGTTCCAAGTGCTTCCGATGGTGCCAAGATCCTGACGCTCTGGATCTACGTGGCCAACGCGGACACCAAAGCTGGCCTGTACGGCGTGACTCAAGCCTAATGAGTGGGGCGGTGTAAAAGCCGTCCCATTTCAGGAGACCAATCATGCGGGCAAAGAAGGACTTCCAGTTCAAGGCTAAGCACAAGAACCCGCAGGGGGGCCTGAGTGAGAAGGGCCGCAATGCTTATAACGCCGCGACTGGCAGTAACTTAAAGCGCCCGCAGCCTGAGGGTGGATCTCGCCGTGACAGCTTTTGCGCCCGGATGACGGGTATGAAGAAGAAGCTGACCAGCGATAAAACTGCGAACGACCCGGACAGCCGGATTAATAAATCCCTTCGCGCATGGAAATGCTGAGATGAAAAAGCCAGTCTGGGCAATGCCAGGTCCGAAAAAGAAATCAACTCCCTTGAGCGCTCCGCAGAAGGCATCGGCAAAAGCCTCCGCGAAAAAATCTGGGCGTCCATACCCGAACCTTATCGATAATATGATGGCCTCGAAGAAGGGGAAGAAATGAAAAACTGGATTAAAAACGCAATGAAGCCGGAAGCCAAAGGCTCTCTGCGCAAGGCTCTGGGCGCCAAAGCTGGCAAGCCCATCCCCTTCATGAAGCTGGCTGCTGCGGCAAAGAAGCCTGGTATCATTGGCAAGCGGGCCCGCCTCGCTGAAACCCTAAAGGGATTTAAATAATGGCTGATGCTGTCGCCTCTCAGACGCTTTTCGACGGCATGCAAAAGGCCGTCATGAAGTTCACGAACATCTCCGATGGCACCGGGGAAACCAAAGTTACGAAGGTCGATCCTTCAACCCTGAATGCCAACAATGTTGGCAAGCCTTGCACGCGCGTGACCATCACGAAGATTCATGCCTCCACTCACGGCATGGAAGTCCTCATGTACTGGGACGCCACAACCGACGTTTTCATTACGTCGGTCCCGCAAAACACCAACTACTCTATGGACCTCACCGGGTTCGGTGGGTTCTGGAACAACGCCGGGACAGGCATCACGGGTTCTATCCAGTTCTCAACAGCTGATGCCTCGGCCGGTGATACCTATACGATCACGCTAGAAATGATCAAAACCTACGGTTAATGTGGTTCAGAAATGACGACCAGCGGCACCTACGCCTTCGGCGACATCCAGCAGATCGATGTTATTACCGAAGCGTTTGAGCGCATCGGCCGGAACCCTGCGTCCCTATCCTCCAACGACATCGATAGCGCCCGCCGCTCTCTGAACTTCCTGTTCTCGGATTGGTCGAACAATGGTCCGAACCTGTGGGAAGTGGACCTCGTCGCGCTGCCGCTGATTGCTGGCACAACGTCATATGTCCTTGACGTTGAGACGGTCTACATCCTGCAGTCCTACACGCGGACCACGTCTGGCGGCATCAACACCGACCTGGTGATCTCTCCGATCAGCCGATCTGAATACGCCGCGATCCCGAACAAGGACCAGGAGGCTAACCGGCCTACGCAGTTCTATTTCCAAAGGACGATCACGCCGTCGCTCTTCATCTGGCCTGTGCCGCAGGATAATAGCGTGACGCTGTACTACTACCGGATGAAGATCCAACAGGACGCCGGGTCGTTCACCGATAGCCTGGATGCGCCAAACCGTTGGATGGAAGCTATTGCTGCCGGCCTCGCCGCCAAGCTGGCTGTGAAGTTCGCCCCTGAGCGCCTGCCGGTCCTCGAGAACTACGCCACCAAGACCTACGACACGGCTGCCGCTGAAGATCGGGAGCGCGTCCCCCTGCGGATCACGATCGATAGCTGGGCTAGCTACTGATGCAGTACGCATTCGGTCGCGGCCGCAAATTTCGAACGCAGCCTAAGTTCGATGCCAAGAATCCCTTCGGCATTGCGATCTGCGACGGATGCGGTTTCCTCGTGCAGCACAAGCATCTTCGGGAAAAGAAGGATTATCGCGGCGGATCGGTTCCGGTGGGCCTGGGACTGTACGTCTGCGCGTCGTGCGACGATGTCCCGCAGCCGTACTACCGCCGGCAACTGCTGCGCCCCGACCCGGTGCCTCTGCGCAATCCTCGCCCTGACTACAATCCGACTTGGTACATCCTTGATGAGGACAACGTCCAGATCATCGCCCAGGAAAATGCTCAGAGCGTTGATACCCTCACGATTGAGACTGGCACCCAGTATCTGACGATCGATATTGGCCTGGCGGTCAACATTCCCTCAACGGTGCTGATCGGTTATGATGCGACCAATTATATGGTCGGAACCGTGGTGAATTATGTTCCATCCACTGGCGCGTTGACGGTCACAGTCACCGACGTAGTAGGGTCTGGAATCTATTCAAGCTGGACGATCAACCTTTATGGTCGAATGATTCAGGAGTAGGCCGTGTCGGACATTAAAATCTCAGATTTTCCGACAGTTGTAGGCCAACTTACCGGAAACGAGTTCGTCCCCGTCCTGCAGGGTGG